CCCCCCCCTAATTATTATAGAGAATATAATAATAATTATTATCATACCAGACAAACTAATTGATAAAAAATTATCATAACTAATATTAAAAAATTATCATAATTTTTATTATGATTTTTATGTATACCAAGTCAATTAATTGATAAAAAATCATCATAATTTTTGTTATGAATTTTATGTATGCCTATTATTAAAAATATCATAACAATTATTAAAAAAACATCATAATTTTTGTTATGAATTTTATATGTAGCTATTATTATGAATTTTGCTTATAGTTACTACTATAGATTTTGTATATACCAACTAGTTGATAAAAAATTATCATAATTTTTGTTATGAATTTTACTTATACCAAGCCAACACATCCCCCACGCCCCTATACAAAAAACCTGGCATTTTGGCACATTTCTTGTCATCTCCTCAGAACTGCCACAATTTTATTGCACTCATTGTTAATATTATAAACATAAAAATAATAACATCATAATCATAATTATGATATCGTTGCAGAATGTAATATAACTGCAGTAAAACTATTGCAGTTATAACAGTATTATTACTAATCCCTATTATAATATGTGCGATTATTTCATTGCACCTAGCCCTGGATGCAATAAAATATTTGCACTGCGTGAAATGGCACAATAAAAAAATCACGATTATCTGCAAAGCTATATATAATAATGATTTACCAGCTATTAAAAAATTTAATACTTAATAATTATGTAAATCAGTAGCAAAAACACAACATATTGTTGTTTTTTTACATCATGAATATAAAATATTGTAATCATTAAACAAATAGAAAAAATCATAACTTTGGTGTTGCATAAATATCACAATAATTAAGTGCAATAAAATTATTTCACAAAAATTGTTATGAATTTAAGTTATTGATATCATTAGAGAAATAAAAAATTATGAAAAAGTTATGAAATTGGCATTGTGAATGCATATATATTATGGCGTCCGGCTCGTTGAGCCGTACGAGCTGGACACATTATTAACAACGGCATGAGAGGAGAAACAAAGATGTTAGAATTAAATCCTAACTACAATAAAGCCAATGAACAAACATGGTGTTACCACGTCGAAATAATCGACGAAAAAGGTAACACTATAGAAGTTATTAATTACCAAGTCACTACCGATGGTGGTGAACCTGGATGGGAAGACTTGGAAGGATACTTTGAAGAAAGGTACCCTGAAGCCGAAGAAATTATTTGTAATTTAATAGATGTATGTTAGGAGGATTTATCATGATAAACTTATTACCAATAGAAGAAAAAGAGACAGTTAAGGCTAGGATTGATAATCCTAATGATCTTGACGTTCTCTTTTATTTGTTTCCGCATAGTGAGATTACTGTCTATGCGGAAGAAAACAATAGTTATTTAGCCATTATTAAAGCGGATACTACAATTAATTAGTATCCGCTTTTTTTGTCTATACCAGTTATGCCGTACTGGTATAGACAGTATTAATAATAACGGCTTATAGGAGGCAAAGTTATGGCTAGGAATTGGAAAAAGATTTATGAAGAATTCTTGGAGTCTCTACCTACAGAGACTCTTAAGGCAAGCTATGGGCATCATCCAGTTCTAGAGTCTATGAATAGACTCAAGTTGGATGGATGGAATGCCTATAAATGGTACTATGGGCAAGGCAGAGCTACGGAAAAAGAGCTTTTGCAATGCCAAAAATAATTAACTAACAATTATAGGAGGATAACATGACAAGGGAAGAATTCTTTAACGTCTGGTGTAATGTGAGGCATGTAGACAAAAGAACAAATTGGCAAGCAGAGGACAGCAAGTATCTGTTTTCTGCAATTGAATTTGTTGACAAGGTGCTAAACCTTGTCAACGACATTCCTGAAGAATATGTGGGATTGCTTGAGTTAAGGTCTCATAATGACAGGGAATTAACTATTTATTTGTCTTCTTGGAATGATAGAGTCATTAGCATTTACATTCCAAAAGAAATTATAGAGAAGGAATTAGAATTTGATAGTACCGTCGAAAAAGTACAGTACTATCTCAGCAAGCTCAAGGCGCTCCTGAAGAAACGCCTTGAGTTTATCCAAGAAGAAATCACGGAAATCGAGCAAGTGTTTCTTGCTCGGATTCGTGATCTGAAAAAAGAAGACTAAACATTTTTTGCCAGGTTGAGTTTTTCAGCCTGGCATTTATTTTATCGTAAATATTACAAAAACACTATATACTAATCATGGTTTTTGGTGCCTACGAAACAATACTATCAAACATAAGGAGTGTAAAATTATGAAAAAGATAGTATACATTAAGCCTGTAAAAGATACTATATCTAACATACCGGTTTTAACAGTTACAAATTTTCGCAAAGGGAAAAGGATTGTAATTGATTTGAGAAAAATACAATCCCGTAAATATTGGACACGGATTTATAACCGTTTTGGCTATAGAGTCCGTCCTAATCATATAAAGCTAGATCATAAACTTATATGCCTTATATTTGACGTACCTTCTGACAGACTCCACAAAAAATTAGCCAAAAGATTGTTTAATTCATGGAAGAATAACTCGTTTTCCCTGGAAAATATATCATACGACAGGGAAAAGGATATATTACATGTCACCTGTCCAGAATACAATCCTAGCAATCGTTATTACAATACGTTAGGAATTACCAAAGATCAAGTATGGTATCTTATGAGGCAATCAGAGCTAAAAAATAAAGAAATATTAAATATAGCTTAATTATAGGAGGTTTAAGCCATGTTAAAAAGAAGAATTTATAAAGTTTATACTTATGATCTATGGCGTGACGAACATGGATACTATGTTAACGATTGCTATGAAACAGATATAATCATTACAGTTAATGACTATACTTCTGACAGAGAAATAATAAAGAAACTAAAAGAAAAAGGATTCCTTAAGAAGAATTTGCGATATAAATCTTTTGAAGTATATGGAGATATTGACGACTTATATATTGATTATTTTAGCCAAAAAACAGGTTTAATACCGGTATGTAAACTAAGATTAATTGATTAATGATAAGGAGGTAAAAGTTATGAAAAAAGTATATAAAATATATGATTATGATTTGTGGCGTGATGAGTATGGATACTATGTTAATAATGTTTTTGGTACGGATTTTACTGTAGCTTTGAATGATAATGCTACAGATTTAGAAATAATAAGAATGTTAAAAGATAAGGGATTTATTAACAAATACACACGGAATAAATCCCTTAACATTTCTGGTGATGAATATTGCATTTACGTTGAATATTGCACACAAAAGACAGGGTTAATGCCTGTATGTGAATTAAGATTAGTAACCGAAAAAACCATTGGATTAGTATAGCAGTAACAAGGAGTGATTATCATGGAAAAAGTAGAATACTACAAGAAAACATTAAATGATAGCAGTTTAGAGTTTATTATTGATGATTGTTATAAGTCTATAAAAGCTATGCCTAACAATGAAAAAGTACCAGAATACTACAATCTAGCCAAGGAGCTAGAAAACGAGCTATATATAAGGCATAGCAAAAGGATATTCCGAAAGCAAATTAAGCGGTATTGTTTAGATCCGTTAACTTTTCCTGTAAGAAAGTATCGGAATAGACTAGAACCACTAGACTTTAAAACCAGGTATCTAATGAATGATATCTTTCATACAGCAAATTTTGAGCTTGCTTATTATAAGAAATTAAAGAAAGAGAAATAAAATATATCATATCCTGGTATCAATTCGATACCAGGATATATTTTTATCCATTAATCATATATCGAATTTAAGGAGGGCTAAAAGATGCAAGAAATCAAAGCTAAAATCGAATTGCTAGAAGTATATGGACATAAAATTAATGACGAATTTATCATTTCTGTCTGTCAGAATATCCTTAATGATCTACAGACAGAAAAAACCGAGGCTCAAAAAGATAGCTATGAAAAAGAAATCTTAAAGAAATTTGCAGGGAAACATCACAAATTTGTAAACAAGAAATTCCCTGGATTTAAAGGACTAGATAAGGATATTTGGAACGAAGTCAAGTATATTCAAGGTGATTCTGGTAAGGGAATCGCCAAAAAAGCAATCCTTTTAAATAAACATAGCGGAATATTGCTTAAAACTAACATTAGATTTGATTATATGATAACAAGGCTTAAATCCTTCGGAATTAACCTTAAGAAAATAGCTCCTAGCTATTATGAAATATTATGAAAAAATCGAGGGCATTTTAGCCCTCTTTTTCATAATAAAAGTTATGAAATATAATCGAGGCTTTTATTGTCTGATATGGAATTTAAACAGGGCTTCAGAATTTCATAATTTTTATTATGAAAAAATGGTTGACAAAATGCTAAACTTGTGGTATAATATTAATCAAACAATAGAGAAAAGGAGGTTTTAAAATGGAAAAGAGAGATATTAAACAAAAAATTAATGAGAGGTTAGAGAAAGAGCTTAAAATTGCCGGAAGAATACAAAAATACATTTATGAAAAATCCGGTTACTATGAATTCGGGAAAGCACATTATTATGATTTTCCTGGAAAAGAAATCGTTATTGCCGCTGACTGGAATTCCCTCCCTGATAAACTCTATAATTACATAGATAATGAATTGGAGTTTGTTCATCCCACCTTTTTAGACGAAATTGCCACTTGCTCCCACTGTGGGAAAATTGTCTCCACTGTTCCAGATTCCGCTTTTTGGGAACCTAATTATATTATAGATGACGAGTACGGGGAATTGATTTGCCGTGAATGTATAGAGGAGAACCCCGACTTGTTAATTGATATATGCAAAAATAGAATTGATAAAGCCGTGCCTTCTTGGGGCTATGATATCATTAAAAAAGCCGGTTTTTCGTGTATCGACTCAGAGGGGGGCTCCTGTAAATACTTTAATAATGGTTTTCACTACGGGAACGACACTCCCGAAGAAATTCTTGAAGAATTCGCCGAAGAATTCGGTTTTGAATTAGGGGAAAAATTTGACTATGTGTGGTTTATAAATAGTGCTGATTGCTTCCAAGTAAAATTTAGCTTGTGGATAAGAGAAAAATAACAATAATTGAATTCAAAGAGGGCTTTAAAATGGCAATACAGGAATTATTCAAAAAAGTAGAAAAAGAAATAAAAGAGTTAAAAGTTAACCCTAATAACGAACTAGAAAAGCGATTTCATGATGAAATCGTGGAAACATATGTAATAATCAGGGATTGTTATCATAATCAAGATAATGAAGGTAGGGTTTTCATAATTGATGCCCAAAATAAATCAGCAGTTTTATTTAACTTTACTTATCGTCTATCAGATAAATTCGGAGAACAGGTAAATAAGATATTTCTTCACTTATTCGAATTATCAAGACTTGTTAAAATATCAATATACGGATAGAAAGGGGGATATTATGAAAAATACATGCAAAAAATGTTTGTGCAGTACATGCAAAAACTATAATTGCCCTGTACCATGCAAGGCACATATACCGTGTGATTTTCCTGTAACAAAATGCAAAAATTATATCAAAAAATAAAGGGGCTAAAATGTTTAAAGTAGGTGACAAAGTAAAAGTTATCACAAATCCAAAAGGTACATTATGGGAGAAAGGAACAATAGAAAAAGTATTAAAAAAAGAGAAATTGGCATTAATAAATTATGGGCTTAAATCTTTTCCAATATTAGATATCAGGGAACCGTGGAAAAGATTTGAGGAATTAGAACTCATTAACGAAATAGAAAGGGGGTAACTCATGATTACTATTGATGATAGAACCGAAGAACAAAAAAAGACACATACAATTATCTTTGTAGGCACAGATAAATTTTTATCCGGTTGGGGTCAAGCTCAGGACGGGGCTTCATATGCTGGTTGGGCTTGCAAACCTGAAGATCGGTATAAGGTTGAAAATTGGGTTAGGAATAGAGGCGATATGCTGAGGGTTAGAGAGGTAGGAAATAACTATAGACCTAACCCTAGATATTGTGCCCATTTCCATATTTATGTTGTAGATAATGAGCATCCGGCAATCAAATAAAAAAGGAGGATAAATCATGCCAAGAAATGTTAGAAATTTTTGGGTAGAGGTTGAGGTTGACGGGTATAAGAACCCTATAAAGTTTGGCCCTAGGGAAAAAGACGGGGGCTTTGAAATGGTAATAAAGCAACGAAAAGAGGGAAAGGTTGCTATAGGTGCTTATATTAGGGGCTTTGTAACTGAAAGCGGACAAATCGTTCTTTCTATAGAATCAGGACAGAATATAAATCATATGGAAGTAGTTACAAAAAGATAATAAATCGAGGGGGCTTTTGCCTCCTCTAATCAAATTATAAGGGGGATTAAATGCTATACGCAAGAAAGAAGCCCTGTCAGTTAACAAAATTTAAATATGGGAAGTGGAGACCAATTAAAAAGATCGAGGAAGTTAAAAATATATTTGGAACTACTGAGGCAATTGTTTGGTATGCTGATACCCTAGATTGGGATTTTATTTTTAATGTTGAAATAAAAGAGAAAGGAGTTGAATAGATGAAATAGAAAGGAGGGTTAAGAAATGGCAAATTTTATCAACTGTAAAGCACCTAAAGGCTGGAGGCCACAAATCGGGGAGTTGGTTATTGGTAGATCGGGAAAACGTGAATTCAAAGGCTACGTTCTGGAATCTACCAAAAAGAAAGGGAAGCCAGCTATTTTCAACCGCTGGGGCGCCGTGCTTTGTTGGATCGAAACAGAGGCAGGAACTAAAAAAGCCGTTAATGAACTAAGACCAGGATATTAAAAGGAGGATATCAAACATGGAAAAAATGAAGCTAACAGGAAGAGACGGGTATAAATGCGTTAATTTTCATGATTTTATGTATATAAATACATCCGTCAATTGGTGGGTTGCAGAAATAACAGGATTGCATCCCAAATTTAAATTCAATAGGTCTTTTCTAGAAGGATTTACAAGGGATTCAAAAAGAAGAAAAGAGCCTTATTTGCCTGTAGAAAACATTCCTCTTGATGTCCCTATCGAAATAGTGGGGGGAAGTTGGAAAAATCAAAATAGGCAATATCTAATATTTAGAAAAATCGAGGGAGATTATATCTTTTATGAAAAATTTTCTGAGGGTGAAATAGTTAGCATGTTCAGAGATATGAAACCTGAAGAACGATATAAAGAAATACTTGAAAAGATGGTTAAAGAAATAGGAAAAGCGAGGATAATTTCAATATTGGCTGAAATTGAGGAGGGTTGAATCATGATTATGTATGATCCTAAATGCAAAGATTTTGTTAATAAAATGTTTAGGGAATATGATGTTTGAGGAGATAGTGTTTATAAGTTGTATATCAAAACTCTATTTTAACAGCATTAAAAAGAAAAAGGAGGATTAGAACGTGGACACAATAAATTTTACTGAAATAACTCTTCAAATCAATACAAAGTTAAAAGAGAAAGGGTTTAAATCTAGAATTGTTTCAAACATCTATGACAGTTTTAATGTGTATGTTCACCCACATGATAATTTCGAGGAATTAGTAAATGAACTTACTAACATCTCAGAAAAACATCTATATATTTATACATTTATGTATAGTAAGGAGGTTTAAATCATGATTTATATAGCAATCGAGGGTGGAATAATCACTTCTGTAACAAAAGATAACGATGAGTGTGATGAAGTTTGCGTAATTGATTATGATGTTCAACCAACTTCAGGCGGGGAAGTAGAATTCACATATGGCAAAAAAGAAGAGGCTTATGTTTATTATGTACCTATTGAAAGGACATTTATTAAAAAAGTAAAAGAATCAAGATAAAATGGAAAGCTTATAGAGAATTTATGAAAAAGGAGGGACAAAGTGAAAAAGATTTTAAAAGATTTTGCGTCCAATTTTTTAAATACATACCAAGAAGAATATAAAAAATGGGGATTAACATTAAATATTTCTCAATCGAGAAATTATCCTTGGGCTTATATAAATGTTTATTCTGATACAAAAAATGATCTGCCTCTTTATTATGGTTGCTATAAAATAACTATCAACAACAAGTCAGAACCTTATATCTATTCTAGCAAAGGTTGTTTTCTATATACCCTCGGAGGAGAACGTATCGACTTACGTCTAGGGTTTCTACTTTATCTTATAAAACACAAAATAACAAAACAAGAGTTCAAAAAATATATAGTTAGTGCTGATTATTTTAGAGCAGATATATACTGTAGGACATTATATTTAAGAGATCATAATATTTTCATGATAAAAACCTATGATGAAGAAAGCATGATTTACAAATGGGAATCCAAGAAGATAAAAAGGAAAGCACCTAAATTAAGAGATCTATCCTATACAGTTGAGAGATTAGTACATGAATGTCTAGACAACACCAAAGGAGGGATAAAGTGAAAATCATAAATCTAACAGCACATCCGGTAAGGGTGATTAATGAGGATAATAAAATAATTGCTACATTTCCCCCTAGCGGAAAAGTTGCCAGGGCATTAACAGAATTTGAACCTGGCTGGACAATAGAAATCGAGGATACTTTTATCCCCACTAGCAGACCAAAATTTAAGGGGGTAGCTGATCTACCCCCACCAAAAGATGGGGTTTTATATATCGTTTCTATTGTTCTATTCAATAAAATAAAAGGAAGGAGGGATGTAATAGCACCTGATACAGGGCTTGATTGTATTAAAGATGGCAATGGAAATGTATTTGCAGTTAGAAGATTTCTGGTAAAATAAAAATCATAATAAAAATTATGAAAAAGTTATGATTGACAAAACATAGCATTTTATACTAAAATATAATCCAAAAAGAAAGGGGGTTAGAGAAATGGGAGAGGTAGCTTTTAAAAAGAAAGATTATATACAGGAATGGTTCGAGGGAAGTTGCGAAATCAAATATAACTATGTTGATTACGGTTTTGGCATCATTGAGCATGGAAATAACATCATAAATCACCATTCTTATGTTTGGGAAATTGATTTTGTAAAAATCCACGATTTCAAAATAGACCTTCCCGATGGTTACCACGTCCTCACAGTAGAAGATCGAGACCCTGATGATAACGAAGTGGTTATCAATATGGGAATTACTGTAAAAAATGGAAGAATAGACCCTTATTCGTGGTGGTGGGAAGAAAAATTCTAAGAAAAGGAGGTATAAAACAATGGGATGGAGATACCTAGGTAGATTATCGGATTTCTGGAGGGAACATCCAGAAGAGGCAGAAAGAGAATTTGAATATCAAACAGAACAGGATAAATGGTATACAGTTTATAAGTGCCCTGAATGTGGAAAGTTATCATTAATGGGATTTATCAATACAGAAGAAAATTGGGAATTGCCTGATCTTCCAGGTTGCGAGCATTGGACAGGTATAGGCGATCCAGAGGAGGAATAATGAAGATATTTACCGCTTTTATGATACTGGTAGTGGTATTGTTATTTACTTTGATTGCAATTAAAACACCTAAATATCTCCCTATGTCTTTAGGGATATTCTTTGCATCAGCTATAATAAATGCTGTAGCTTTTACGTTGATGAGAAAATTAATACTGAAAAGATAAGAGTATTCAGGAGGCAAATATTATGAAATTATATTTTCATGGTTTTTGTCAGGGATATGGCAAAACAAAGAACCATTTTAGAGGCAAGAAAGATTCCGGTATATGGTGCAAACTTTCAAGCCCTAATACCGGAATCGAGGTCAGAATAACCCATGATAAAGAAAGGAGGTTAGATATAATCGAGGTATATGAAACTTTAGGGGGGATTAAAAATAGCCTTAAAACATTAATTTTCGCTGGTGAAAGAGAAGCTAAAATAGCTTAGGAAAAGGAATAAAATGGATATATTCGATAAAAATTATGATCGTGATATTCCAAGTTTTGCTAATATTAATTTATTAGGAACATGCAATATGGATTGCTATTTTTGTTTAGGAAAAGATCTTGAGGAAGAATTTTCAAAAACCAAATCTGAAAATATTCATTTTAGTGAATGGGAAAATTTCGATAAATTTTTACTATTTTGTAAACGTCACAACATCAAAAACATTTATATAACTGGCCAAAATACTGATCCATTGTTGTATCAATATTTAAAAGAATTAATTGAGTTCTTGCAAAAAGATATGGGGTTTTTTGTTGGGATCAGAACCAATGGTTTATTGGCAGTTGGTTTATTGAATGTTCTTAATTTATGTAAAAGAACAATAGGATATACACTACATTCTTTTAATAAAGAAAATTATCATAAAATAACTGGAATTGAAACCTTTCCGAATTGGGAGTATATTTTGTCTAATACAAAAAATTCCAGAATATCAATTGTGGTAAATAGATATAATTTCATGGAGTTATTAGATCTTATTAAATTTGCTGCATCATTTGACAATGTTAAATATATCCAATTGAGAAGAGTTTCAACTGATACAAGAAAAGAATTGCTAAAACCTGATGCTAAATTATTTGAAAAAATAGCCAACTCACTTAGAAAAATCGGAAAACTAAGAGATTTTGCAGGTGCAGAAATAGTTAATTTATTTGGAAAGGAGGTGGTTCTTTGGAGGACAGTTAAAACAAAAGTAAATAGTTTTAACTATTATACTGATGGGATATTTACCGATGAATATTTTATTATCGAGGGGTATCTTAAAGCAAAAGGGAGAATAAAATGTTAACAGAACAGGAGAAAGAAAAACTTAAAAAGTATCCCAAATGGATAAAAGATTATATCAAAGAATTGGAAGAAAAATTATCAGAAACAAAAAAGACAATAAGGATTTTAAATAAAGAGGAACGTGAATCTGATATTTGGGTTCAAACAGGGGATAACAATGGTTTTTATCTCAATAATAATGCAAGAATAAAATTCAAAGATGGAATATCAATAATAGAAGTTTATTTCGAGGATGAACATAGAATAGTAGTACAAGGCCATACTTGTATAAAAGTATTACCTAGAGCATGGAATTCTATAAGAGTAAAAAGCGAAGAATATTAAAGGAGAATAAAATGGCTGTTTCAAAGAAAAAAGTAGATAAACTGGTAAAGGAATATCTGAGAGTCAAAGAATTGAAAGAACAATATGCCAAATATGAAAAACAGTATAAAGAAGAGCTTTTAAAATATGAGAATTATATCAACAAAAAAGATTATCCTATAGAAATTGTAACTGTAGAAACAATAATTTTAAATCCAGCTATTGTTTGGAAAGCAATAAAGAGTGTGCCTAAGTTCCTGAAAGTCGTTTCTATAAACAAAACTGCCCTCTCCAAGCTGTTAGATAAGAAAACTATGGCAAGCATCGAAGCCCAATGTGAGGTTAAAACCAGTAAAAGAATAACTTTGAGAAAAAAGACAAAGAAATAATGGTAGAAATCAAAAAAAGAAATAAAAACTGGATTTGGGTCAAAACCAATAAAAAGCTAAAAAATGTAAATTTTAAAGTTATAGAAAAAGGGGTATATAAAATACCCCTTACTCCTAGAAACCTATTTGAATTAGGGGAACAATTCCCAAAAGAAAAGAAGTTTAAAGAACTGCAACTGAAAGAAGAAAAATACCTAGCTTCTATAAAGGAAAAGACCTGGGGGTTAGCAATAAAGAGCTTAATAAATAATGAAGATAAGGTATTAGAACTAAAAGAAAAACTCGAATCCAAAATAGATCTATTAGGAGATTTCTTCAGGCATCAGATACTTTCAATCTATTTTGGAACAATATTTCCTTCTGCAGGAATATTTCTAAAAATGGGGTTAGGAAAAACATATTGTGCTATAAACATTATGAAATTTAGGATGTTCCATTCTGGAGTAAGAAGAACATGGATAATAACCCCAAAGTCCTTGATACCGCAATGGGAAGAGCAGATAGAAAAATTCTTTCCAGAATTGAAAAATAAAATTCTATCTGTTTATGACCTATCACAAATAAGAGGAAAGGATTTAAATACAATAACAGCAAATGTCGTTATTGTTAATTATGAAAAAATCCTGAAAATCTTGGATAGATTGAACTCAGTTGATATGCTGATTCTGGATGAATCAACATTAGTAAAGAATTATAGAGCTAAACGTACAAAAGCAGCGCTTTATCTATCAGAAAAAGTACGATTCAAATTGGTGCTGACAGGAACACCAATGATGAATAATCCTGATGAAGTATGGAGCCAGTATTATATCATTAATCCTTATTGTTATAACATGTCTTATTATGCCTTCAGAGGAACATATTTCTATAAGCCTAAAGATAGTAGAAATTGGAAATTCAGACCATCAAAAGCAAAATATTTTAAAAGATTGTTATATACACAGGCTATAAGATTTAAGCATGAAGAAGTGCCTGAATACAAAGGTAAGAAGATCGTGAAGTATTGTCCGGTATCTCTCAATCCTCAGCATAGGGAAATTTATAATGATACAGCTATGGGGGTAATTGATGAGCTAGAAAGGCTAAAAGGATACAGCATAACCAAAGGTCTTCCCATACTCGGAAAATTAAGACAAATTACATCCGGTTTTTTAATCTTGAATAAAAAAGATAGCAAAGGCAAGCTCTTATCTAAAGTGATAAAATTAGATGGGGAATCCAATAAAATAAACTATGTATGCACACTGGCAGAAAGAGCAGTTAAAGAAGGAAACAGCGTTGTTATTGCCGTTAGTTTTGTTCATACAGGTAAAATAATAAGAAAAACAATAGAAGGAAAAGGCATTAAAACAGCTATTATATATGGACAACAAAGTGCAGTTAAAAGAAAAGAAAATGAAATGGATTTCAAGCGGGGAAAAGTAAAAGTAATGATCTCACAATTAAGAACAGGAGGGTTAGGGCTGGACTTTAAAAATGCCAATGTTGTAATATTTGCCGAGGAGGATTATTCACCTAAAGTAAATGAGCAAGCTGCATATAGGATAGTCAGACTGGTTCAGAAAAAGAAATGCTTCATATTTTTCGTTTATACCAAAGATACAATAGACGAAAAAATATTGTTTGGAACCGTAAAAAACAAAGAGCAGTTGATAAATTCTATCGTAGAAACAATAAAAGATTGACAAACATTGATTTCTATAGTAATATATAGGAAATTTCAAACGGGGGTTAGAGATGGATATTAAGCAAAGTTTTTTAACCGTAGGAGATATTAAAAAAATCTATGGCGGAAAAGGTTTTTATCTTTTATGGTTAAATAAAAAACTATCCGAAATAGATAAACCTTCGGCAGAAGTTCCACCTTTCAGAATCATTCCAATTCAGGAATGTAAAAATTTCCTAAAAACAAAAGAGTTCGATAGGGAAAAGGCATTTTCTTATTATAAAGACCTTCCAAGAAGAAAATACTCCGTAAGATCGGGAGCTGAAAAGTCGCTTCCTGGTTTGATGGATACTATATTGTTTGTAAAACACAACGAAGTTCCTGAAAGAATCAAAGAAGTCTTTCAATCCTTTACAAAAATCCCCGAAGATGTAAGGAAAGACTTAGAAGGTACTGCAGCTATTGTTCAATGTATGGCAACTGTATTACCTAAAAATGATGTAGCTGTTGGGGTAGTATTTCCAAAAATAAAAGATAATAGGGTTGAATTGACTTTTAGATATAAAAAAAGAATAGGTGATGATATTGTTTCCGGTAAATCAGAAGAAGACGGGGTAATGGTAATAGTAGATTATACAAGTGCTTCTATCCATAAAGATACTGCATTTTATCAAGTTCCTATATTTCAAATATTCAGTGAATATTTGAAAACATTTCATCATCCACCAGAATTTGAAATCATAATAGATTTTACACGAAAGAATCTATTTTTCCTACAGGCTAGGGATTATAAATTAACTCCAGCAGAAGTTAAATTCTGGGTAAAACTATTAAAAGATATAAAAATTTCACCTTCCAGTGATATTATAAAACTGGCTTCAAAAAATAAAACAATCGAAATAGATAAAGAACCAACTTTTGAAGGAGAAGGGGAAGGGATTGCAATAGGTAAATTAACTAAAAAGGATTATAAAAAGAAAAACTATATAAAATATATAGAAAGCGGTGTTTCTCTGGAATGGATAAATTCGGTGAAGAATCCAAACTGTGTAGGGATTGCATTTTCTACTGGCTCTCTTCATTGTCATGGTGTTGTGCTGGCAAAGGGATATGGAAAAGCATATATAAAAATACCTAAAAAAGCAGTAAAAGAATTTATTGACCTCCCAAAAATTACCATAATAGATGGTAACATTTATACTGATGTAGATATAGAAATAAAAGAAAGCGAATTGGAAATAAAAGATGAGAAAGAAAAAGAAATAATACCAAAAATCTTAAGATCAAAAATAACACAGTCTGATGTTTTTAGTGAAGCAAAATCGGTGGAAGATATAGGAAAATATAAATTAGCTATATTAGATAGAATTCCTTCAGAAGAATTGGAAGAAACATTAAATTCTGCAGTTACAAGGTTTGTATTATGGGGGGTTTTGGCTTCTATAGGGGAATCCAGGCATATAGATTTACTGAGCAATAGTTACACATTACAGGTAAATAGAAAGATGATCTTCAAAGATTTTGATTTCTCAAATATAGATATAAGTGCTTCTAATACACTTCTAGAAGGATTAGTAGGGAAATGTGGCGGGGGATCTAAAAAAATCTATATTTATCTTCCTTTATTAGACATCATAAGAAAGGGAATCCCTAAAGAAAGATTATATAAAATAATGGAATTAGTTGAATTGATCTTTAAAGACCCCAGTAAAGCAGTAATAAAAATAGTTGGGAATGTTAATTTACTTAATAAATATGAGGAAAATAAAAGTTCTTTTATTGTACCTTATGAACAAGTAATAAAATCCTTAGCTGGTTTTGCTGGAGGTTTCGGTGGTAAAAAATGGGGTAAAATAGCTGAAGCCACTAAAAATCTTATAGAAGTGCTTGGAAAACCAACAAAGATAAGTAAGGTATTAGCCTTATTAAATGAAATAGAAGCTCTGCAACATAATAATGCAATCTTTTTCAATAAATTTATAGACACTTATCCAATATTAAATATTTATAACGCTTTCAATAATGGTGAGAATCAATTCATCAGCTATTTAAAATTCAATCATCCAGATATTTTTAATAATTACCTTTCAGAGGAAGGATGTAAAGAGAAAGGAATAGATATTAACAATATACCAATAGAAGAAATTTTTAACAAGAAAGGAGTATAAATTATGTACCATTACAATGGAACAAAAAAATGCCATGATTATAAAAAACCAGTATTCATTGTTGATAATCTATATATCTATGGAGGTGCGGAAAGAGAGATAAAATATGAAGAATATGATGCAGTTATAAGACTGTTGGAAAGCAAACCCTCCATTACAGAAATATTTGGAACAGGTATATTCAAGGACTTGGAAAGTATTCTAACAACAAAAACAAGCATTCTGCATCTACCAATCAGGGATATGTCAGCTCCAAATTATGGTGTGGGACTCTGGATAGGTCTGGTAGAATTATTGAAACAAGCTGCAAAAAAACAGAAAGAACCATTCAAGGTAGCAATTCATTGTATGGGCGGACATGGAAGAACTGGATTGGTTTTGGCAATTATAGGATTGATTTTAGGGGAATTACCCCATGACCCAAAAGAGGCAATAATAGAACTAAGAAAAAGATATTGCCATAAAGCAGTAGAATCTGAAGAGCAATTAAGCTATATTTTTTCAATTGGTTATAATTTGGAATACTGGAAAGACATAGACGATGCCAAGGGGTTTTTAAGCCTGGCATCTAAAAGCTATGGGGGCTCTAGTATATTGGATAATTATGTTGATATAGATAGTAGATTTAATAATATGGATTATGAATATTTTGATGAAGAAGAGGATTTGACCATTCTAGACGAACTTCCAAGAGATACAAAATGTACCGATTGTAAATATTTTAATAACTGTCTTGCAGATGAAGAAGATACACCTTTCAGATATAATTGTATTGATTTTGAACCTAAAGGAGAGAAAGGAGGTGAAACAGATTTAGATTGACATTTCATAGTTTTTATAGTAATATATAAACCATCAATTTTTTAAAGGAGGAAATTATGTTTGATTCGATTGTTTCAACAAGTTTTTATGGTAGTCCAACCCCTTACGTAAGAGGGAAAATGGTAAGGATAGATGACACCACAGTAGCCTTCGACCTTGAAACCAAAGATCTTTCCCAAGAAGAAAAAGAAGCCCTCACAGAATTTATAAAAGATGCCGAGGAATTCAAAGAAAAAATCATGAGCGAAATGAGTGGCTTAGTAGCAATCACAAACAAAGTGGTAATAGATTGCAATGATGAAAGATTGCGATTTATAATCAAAGGAATAAAAACAGGATATGAAGAAAGAATTGCCCAAGCCAATCCTAGAATGGGTGGAATCGTCCATTTCCAATTTAAAGAAAACCTGGATGATGAAACCTATGACAAGGCAGATATAAAGATTGACGAGCTTGCCGTTATTCTTTTCAGAATTCTACTACTTAACAAGAAAACCAAAACTAAAATCATTGAAGCAGAGACTGAAGAAACAGAAGCATATATACAATAAACAATGAAAGGAGGTTTTAATTATGCCTAAATGTAAAGATTGTGCCTTATTTGAAGATTGTATGGCAGACGAAAATGATGTGCCAGAAAATTTCGATTGCGAAGATTTCACACCAAAAGAAGAAGCCCCAACAGAAGAAGTAATCGAAGAAGCAGAAGAGGTTTGGGGAGAAGAAGCTGAAATGACAGATGAGTTTGAGGGGTTTGACGAAGAGGAAATAAAAGAAGCAGAACCAGAGCCTGAGCCAGAACCTGAATCAAAACCAAAACCTAAGACAAAGAAACCCAAAGCTAAACCAGGGCCGAAACCCAAAGCCAAGCCTAAGAAAGAGGCTAAAACTAAGGAAGCTCCAAAAGAAGCCTTGCAAAAAGAGAAGGTTTCTGATAGTCTAGAAGATAAGATCAGGAAGGCTATAAAAGATCGTGAAGATATCATGGTAATCAAGGTGAAATTCCTGATTGAATTAGCTGAAACCAATCCCAAACTCAAAAAAGAAATAGAAATGGATACCCTATTAGATAAATTGGCAGATTTGATTACAACAGCAGAGGCAACCAAGATTGTCGCCTCCCTTCTCTAACCCCCATAAACAGCCCCCGTTACCCCCACGGGGGCTTTTTGTTGTAAGGTGTTATGGATGCTAAGAAGATATTAGTAGAACAGATAACAGAACAGGTTCTAAATGAATTAGAAAATAAGTCTAGAGCATTTAAAACCTGTTCTTATTTAATTCCACCTGATAAACATGAATCTCTTGTAAAACTTTATCTCACCTTAGTAATAGAAGAAGAACACTTAGAAACTCTTCAAACCCTCTCTAAAACTTTCCTCTGTACAATAGAAACATTAGTAGCGTTCTTTTTAAGACGAATGTTATCAACCATGTCTGTAAAAAACAAGATTTTAAAACTAGGTGGAATTGATAAAGAGACGCTTCAAATAATTGATGCCTTGGAAGAAACAAAGATCTTCCTAGCCAAAAAAGCCTACCTTGGCAAGAAGGGCATCAAGAAAAAAGAAATGGACAAGAAGATAGCCAAGCTAATAAGCAGGGCTTAACAAACCACTAGGGGGTTAAAATGGAGAATTACGTTAATAGTCTGCTCACGGAGAGGTTTCTTTCTGAATTCAATAGAAAACCATTTGGCAAGAATCAAGATAAAATAATTTCCAATTGGTGTTCAAAAATAGAAACAATAGCAGAAAAGCATAAGATCGAGGCTACTATCTTGGCAGAAAAGGCAATAGATAACATTCTCAAAGTACATAAAAAATCGAGGAATTTTGTGCCATCTGTGAATGTTTTATTAGGCAATAAATATTTTGAGATGATAAAAAACCAGATAAGTAAGAGAAAATTGGGGATAACTCAAACAGAAAGATTAATCTCTGAAAGAAACATCAAGCCCCTCGTGCTTCCAAAAGAAAGTACGATAAATCTAATTTCAAAAAGCAAATTCATAAGAAATAATTCTACAATGACCAAACTAACACATACAGCATTTGAAGAAACATTCCTCGGAAATAAATTAACTACCCTTACAAACATACCAACAAAACCAATAAAAGGAAATTTCAAATGGGAATTAGTAACCTTACTGATGCACCTGAAGAAGTTCCATAACGAAATACCAGTAACAAGGCGGATAGTTATTGAGGTGGAATCAGTATTATTTAGTATATTACTGCATAACCATAAAGAAGAATTAAAAAAATTATATATAAAAGACTATAATTATACCCCAGAGTACGCCAATGGAAATACATTAAATGTATTATTAGATCTATGGGAAGAATGTAGGGATAAAATAAACAAAAAAGATATCAATAGATATGTAAAAAGACAAAACGTAATAGATGATATAACTTATTTTATGGGATTCAAACCCGTAACAGTACCATTGAGAAAATTTGGAACATCAATAGACGTTAAATATAGCTATTCCTATTGCATCTTATTAATGAAAGCCTTCACTTTAGCAATGAATCAGATGTTATTTAAGGGAGAAACTATCTTAGAACCTTTCTTGAAGAGGATAGCTTATATATATGATTGCAATTCTATAAAAGAAGTCTTGGAATTGAATTTATATATCTATAATGAAATATCCCAACAAAATACAGGAAAGATACTGCAAAGATATAATCATTATGTAAAAGAAAAAGTAATGTTTCTATTAGAACAAGTAACTTCAAAAATGAAAATATATGGAATAAATAGAAAAGCTAAAAAAGAGATATCAAAGAACCTAATTCCAGATATAAAACTAAAAGGATTAAGAAGCAATAGATATAATGTCATAATGACACTGATGAAAAAATATAAAATCCCTCATATAAATCCATCCAACATATGAAAATCCACGGGGGTTAGGAATTATGTTCTCTATCCAAGATCAAATAACAGAGCTGTTAGGTGCACCCACCAGCAGTTGCGGGAATCAATATATCTACCAAACATGCCCTCTCTGTTTTGATAATAAAAAGCATTTCTACATAAATAGCCAGACAGGCTTATGGGATTGTAAAAAATGCGGAGAAAGCGGGAACCTTTACAAACTAAAAAAAGAATTGGGAGTAACAAAAGATGTAAAGGTATTAGGCTTAAAAAAGAAGGAAGATAAACCTCAGAGCGGGATACCATTCAATAGACAGGTAGAAATCATAAAATATCATAAAAATCTATTAAAAGATGAAAAATTATTACAAGAATTAATGGATTGGTGGAAAATAAGTTTAGAAACAGTAAAGAAATTCAAATTAGGAGTAGCAAGAAACAAAAATAAATTCAAAAAAGTCATAAAATGGGTATCAATACCAACTTTTACATATAAAGAAATAGTCAATGTTAAATATAGAAGCTGGTTAGGAGAAGAAAAAGAGTTCAAAAGGGAATATGGAGGCAAATCTGATCTATTCAATATTGATAATATCAATAAAAACCTAAAATTCGTCATACTTACCGAAGGTGAAAAGGATGCAATAGTAGCTACAGATGCCGGATTAAAAAATGTAATAGGGCTTACAGGTGGGGCTGATACTTTTCTAGACGATTGGTTTGATTTCTTTGAGCCTTTTGAACGAATATTACTCTGCATGGATGAAGATAGAGCTGGAAAGAGGGGGTTATTAAAGATATCAAAGAGATTAGGAGTAGAAAGATGCAAATATATAAAACTTCCTGATGGTATGGATGTAGCAGATTATATTCATAAATATTCTGCAAAACAATTCAAGAAACTATTGAAAAATCCCCAAGAAATACCTGTAAAATTCGTTACAGATATAAAAACATCATTATTCAACTTCATGATGAAAAAAGACGATAATGATGAAGTTTATGATTTACCTTGGAAATCTGTAAATAAAATCTTAAATGGCGGTTTCAAACGAGGACAATTAATTACATTATCTGGAACACCAAAAGTAGGTAAAACCACTACTTCTTTATACATAGCAGATCATTTTGCCAGAGTGCATAAAATACCTAGTTTATTTTTCTGTCTGGAAATGAAGGATTCTGAATTAATTCAGAAACTACTAACCTCCAGATATAAAATCCACCATAAAGCATTGGCTAAAAGCGATGCTTTATGCCTAATATCAGATGTATTAATGGATGATTACCCTCTATATTTGGCATATGTCAATGAGAAAATAGATATGAAGATTTTGAAAGAAGTATTGATAGACGCATGGAAAAGACTGGGTATAGGGTTCTTTGTTTTTGATAATGTTCATTATATGGTTAGACATGTTAAAGATAAAGTTACAGCTATAGAAGATGTTGTTAAAGATATGAAGCTATTAACCAATGAATTAGATCTCATAACAATACAAATAGCCCAACCTAAGAAAATATCAGTTACAAAAATGATGGATTATTTCGATATAGGATGGAGCGGTGCATTTGCTTCTGATTCAGATACAATCATATGTCTATTTAGAGAAAGAACAAATCAAACAAAAGATTTTGAAAACTTTGAAGATAGCTCTTTCTCTAACAATCTAGTATTTGGAGTAGATGCTGGAAGGTATACAGCAGGAGGAATGACTGTATTGAAACTAGATAAAAACTATCTCGATCTCAATGAATATAAGCAAAAAGATATATCTATCATACTTACAAATATGCTATCTGCAAATGAAGATAAGAAGAAGTAGTAATAGGAGGTATTACAATGGGAATTACATTGAAAGAATATGTAAGAGGGATGCTAATTAAATATAAAGAATATCCTGAAATGAAGAATATCCTAAAAGAATTATATGAGGAATGGTATGGAAAACCTGAACAACAAAAAATCGCTACAATACAAGGTGCTTGTTGCACTTTGGAACAAACATGTAGTTCTTGAGATTGAATAACATAACTTCAGTTAGAAGTGTGAGGAGGATACAATGAAGACAGAAATAATGTATGAATGTAGAAATTTTCAGAGATGCTCGGCTCCTATATGCCCTTTAGATAAAAATAAGAATCAAAGGATTTGGTATTCAAATGAGGCAATCTGTATGAGAACAGATTTTTCAAAACTCCAATTCATTAAAACTCAGAGAAAAATCAAACGAAAACAGGCTGAAGGATTTTTTACATATAAGATGTTAGATAAAAACTACGTTGTAAAGAAAGGAATAAAAGGATTGAATCCAGAATCTAATATCGAAAAAATCAACAAATCAGAAAGTAATTGGATTTCAAAACATAAAGGCAGACCTAAGTTATCAAAAAAACAAGTAGAACAGTTAAAAAAACGCATGAAAACTATACAACAAAAAAAGGCTAAAAAATCGGCATCTAATGATTCCAATAACTTACAAAGAAAGGTATAACTAACTACTTGTTAGAAGACTTTAGTCATATTTCTACAGCATTGAAGGGGTTTGAACGCCAAAATTTGGGAAAATAGAAATTCTCCCTCATAGCTAATTTTAGATTTCAAAAAAATAGAGGGCTAATAAATTAATTAGTCCTCTAGAAAACAACTAGGAGGTAATCTGGTGGCAGTATGTCAGAACTGTGGAAATAATGTATGTAGGAATGGAAAGATCTGGATAGAAAAGGAAGGGATAGTCTTTGTATTTTGCAAGGCTTGCAGACTTAAAGTAAAGATTCCTGTAGAACATGGCAGAGCTTATTTATTTGCTTTTATGGCTGCAAACATAGCTGATTGGATAGAGTTGAATTAAAAAGCTGTTCCCCCTATGTCCGCTATCACAGGGGGAATGGTAAGAAAGGAGGTTAGGAGAGGAAGGAATGGCTTTTGTGAATTCAAGAATGTTATAACAAGGCATAATGATTTTGTCAAAACTTTTTTGAAATTGAAAGGAGACATAAAAAATGTTATATAAAAATTCATCGGAAAAAATAAAAAAGAAGCCCTCAATTTCTAGGACGATTGAGGGCAACTAGCAAGAGGTGCAGTTAATGAACCTAACTAGGATTGATAGTAACAAAAACAGATTAAAAAATCAAGAAGAATTTTTAGAAAAAAATAAAATTCTTGAAAGATATCTCCACGAACTAAATCCCATCAATTATCTATCCGAAATCTTTAATAATTCAGAAGTCAATTATTTCATCCCCAAATTATCAAGACCAGAAAGAGGGGATATCTATGATGTTTTAGATTCTGCCTGGTATGAAGGTGGTATCTATGTTTCCTACCAAGATTTTGATGGAAGAGAATTCAGAAGAGAAAATCTGAAAGCAATCAGATGCTTGGTAGCAGACATAGATGATATAGATTCAAGAGATATCTATGAAATCATTCAGCTAATTAATTCGGGTATTCTCTTCCCAACTTATCTAGTGAATTCTGGAAATGGAATTCATCTTATTTTCAAACTCAAAAGAGCGATATCTTACTCAGAAAGCATAGAGAATCTGAATAGGAAAATTTTGGAGAACATAAAAGAGAAATTACCTACCACAGATATTCTCCCACTCACACACTATTATCGAGTTCCAGGGTCTTATACAAAATTTGGAGAGAAAGCTACAGTTTTTCGAGCCGGAGATGAAATAGAACTCAGAGAAATAAGGATGATAAAAAATTATGAAAAAATTATGAAAAATAGAATCTATTCTGAACCTAATGCACACCCAATGTTTTATTACTGGTTCAGATCAAAAATACTAGAAACAGCTATAAAAGGGTGCAGATATACGTCATTATATGCACTTTGTATAGTTGCTTGGAAATGCAAAATATCTAAAAAACAGCTAGAAAAAGACCTAAAACATATAGTTTCTGCATGGAATAAGAAATTTTATTATGATCCTCTGAAAGAAAACGAGATAAAGAAAGCATTAAAAGCCTATAAACCAATATCTGTAAGTGCAAGAAGAAAATATTTGAATACGCTTGTTAACTTCAAGATGAAACCTAAACATGAAAAAACACTAAGGGGACATCTGAAGGAAGTAGGTAGGAAGAAAAAAGATAGAAGTAGAAAGAAGATACAATATTGGCTTAAAAAGCTAGAAAATCCATCAATAACAAAGCTAATGAATAAGACTGAGATGGATTATAAAACTATCAAAAAATACCTAAAAAGCTGGAAAATAGAGCTGTAAATAAGAGGCTCTAAGGTGGTTATAAAAAAGTGGAGAAAATCCGCATATTAAGTGGCTGTAATCACTACAATAAATACCCCTATTTTATTGGAATTCAGAAGGACTATAATACTTTATATATAGAGGGGGTTTGTTAGGGGGTATGATAGCCACCTAGTGATACCTAATAGCCAGTATGATATCTAATAGCCACCTAATAACAGCTTAACAGCAATACATAATAGCAGATTAATAGCAGGTATTATGAGATTTCTAGTGATGTAATAATACAACAAAATAGCTTAATAATAGTGCATTATAGGGGGTTTTTATGTGTTTATACTATCAAGCCGGCGGATTTCATAATTTTTGTTATGAAATTTAAAAAGTGCAAAAATAGGGTATTATGTGGTGTTATGAAATTATTATGATTTTTTTGTTTAGAAATACTAAACTTCAAAAAATGCTTATTATTGATATTTTTAATTGACAATGATGGGGAAATATAGTATTATCTGATACCAAGAAAGGAGGCAAAGATATGTTTGAAGTTATTCCTTATGATTTACTGGAAGAAGATGAGAAATTTGAGTTAGATGATTTTGTTGGCAATATGAAGAAGGCTGGCTTGGATTTATATGTTATTGCAATTACTAAAGAAATTGATGAAGAATTTATCAGCTTCAGGATACTGAATCTCAGCTACGTCATTCAGGTTTTTGTAAAGAGAGACGAATTAAGCTATGAAAAGTTGATGAATGAAATAGAAAAAGAAATGGCAAATAGGCTGGAAAATAGCTATAGAATGTACAATCTTGCTTCAGAGAAGTGCAATGAAATAAGAGAGAAATTAGGTATCAAAAAGGAGCTTGAAAATGTTAAATAAGATAGTAAGTGCAATAATGAGAAATGAAAAAGACCCTGAATTGAATCCTATCAGAATAACCCCTGATGGCTATTTGGAATGTATGTCAGGGATATTATATGGGAAATTCAAGCTCTTTGAGAAAGGAGAACATGCAATAAACAGCGATATCTACATGAATTATAAAATATTCAATTCAATCCTTTATCCTTCTCTCTCAGAAAACCCTACCATAACCCTTAAAAACAATGTATTAAACATACTCAGCAAAGAATCCAATCTAAAGATAAACCTCTCTATGCCTTTTGATGATTATAAAAAGACATTGGAAGAACTGAGAGATAGATTGGAAGAGATGAATGAGAAAACAGATTGGATAGTTTCTGGAGAGGACTTCAAAGAATATGCTTATTTATTGAAAGAAAACATGAAGATAGCTAAATCGTTAAGCGCTTATAAAGATCTTAATTATCTGAAGATAACTGATAGAAAGATTCTTTCATTTTCTCCTATTTCTATGATGGCAGCTAGTACAAATTTTCACACACATATCAAATCAGATGTGCCTGGAGTTCTAGTAGATTTGATTCTTTCTTCAGAACCTTTATATATGGAATTTGCCGAAGAATATATAATTGTGAGATATAACGAGGGAGAAGTTATATGCAAAAAATTGACATATGATGAATTGGAATATAAGCATTTTCTTGAAGATTTGGAGAAGCAGGGTTCTATAGCATTGGATAGCATAGATAAGTTCTGGAGTATGGCTCAATTCATAGAATCTTCTTATTGGGTAAAGAATCTTCATATAAAAGGCAAATATCCAAATGGATATATAATGCTAAAATCCCCTACTGCTAATATAAAACGAAAGATAAAGATATCTTCTGGAATGGTAGATGTAAAAATAAGCCCTCAGATATTCAAATTGATATATAAATTAGGTCTTTCAGACGTTTCTGAATCAGATAGAGTATATACATTTATGTCTGAAAATAAGGATTTAATATTTGTTATTTCAAAGGAATTAGAAGGAGAACAGTTATGATTATTTATAAATGTGATATCTGTGGAAAAGAAACTATGTATGCCTCTGAAGTAATTAGACCTGAATGGTTTGATTCGAAAAGAGTAGTAATTTGTGATGATTGTAAATATACTCTACAGAACGTAACTGGTTATAATTTTAATGATGTCGATTTTCTAATCAGTATTTTAAGAATTGCATTTCCTAATTAGGGTGAAAAATGGGCTGTCCTTGCAAGATATATAACAGAATGATACCTCCTGAAGGCAGTAAGAATCCTGAAATATATATAGTGGGTGAGGCGCCTGGTAAATTAGAGAATATAGAAGGAGTGCCTTTTATAGGGGAATCTGGACAGCTTCTCCGTACAGCTATGCGAATTGTAAATAAAGCCATTGGTAGAAAGTTTAGGTATAGAATAAATAATTCCTGTCTTTGCTCCCCGAAAGATAAAGAAGGAAATATAAGAACTCCCACATTTGCTGAAAGTATGAACTGCTCCAGAATTCATCTATATTCTGATATTGCCAAACATCCACCATCAAAAGGTATTATTACGTTAGGTAAGTTGGCTATCTCGGTTATTCTGGGTGAAAATATAAAATCAATGAAGCAATGTATAGGTTCTGTATATGAGTTTCATGGTATAAAAGTATATCCTTTCTACCATCCTTCTTATATAAAAAGAAATGGAGGTACTTCTTCATTACTTTTCAAAAAGCTAATAGATCATATAGAAGAAGTATTAACAGGTAAAAAACAAATAACTAAAATAAGTACAGAAGTAAAATTGAATTATGAATATATAGTTGTCAAAGATGAAGAGGTAGATAAAATATTTGAAGAAGAAATATTAAATAAAAAATATATATGCCTTGATATAGAAACAAATGGTTTAGCATATAAATTAAACCATATAAAAACCAGATGTATAGGAATAGCTGTAGATAGAAGAAAAGCATATATTTTCCTTCCTTCAGAGAAAGTAAATAAAAATCTGGATAAATTATTTCGATCAGAAACAAAAATTTTAGGTCAAAATATAGGATTTGATATAGGGTTTTTATGCTATAAAAATGGATATAAATGGCCTAAAGTATTAACTGATACGATGCTTGCAGGTTATCTATTAAACGAAAACCAACGCAGATATAATCTTCTTGAATTATACAGGCGTTATCTTCCAGAATTTGTAAAATATAAAAAAGAGGCGGAAGGCAATGTCCTTCATATGAATGATAAGCAATTATATGAATATAATGCTGCTGACTGCGTAGGAGAGTTAAGATTAGCTGAGAAACTGTATAAAAAGCTGAGGAAAGAAAAATTATTATGGCTTCATGATAATATTATGATCCCAGCCTTAAAGGTTATACACCGTAAAGAACAGAGAGGGGTTAGATTCGATGTTCCTTATATGAAGAAATTAGATGCTTTTTTAGCCAAAAGGCAGCATGTAATCGAAAGAAATATAAGAAGCCAACCAGATTTTATTGAATTCAGAAAGCATTATAAAACAGTAAAACTTACCTCTCCTATAGATATCAGGAATTTCTTCATAGAATTCAAGAAGTATCCTGTAGTATCAACAAGTAAGAAAACCAAACTTCCGGCAATGGATGTTAAGACATTAGAATATTATGCAGATAATTTAGATTGCAAAATAGCAAAGCTATTATTAAAACTCAGAAAGATACAAAAAGCCAGATCTACCTATCTATCCGGTTTAATATCAAAACTAATAGGAGATATAGGATATCCTACCTATAATCTAACCCGTACTGCTACAGGAAGATTAAGTTCAGGAGGGAGAACAAAAGGAATAGATACAAATAAAGCTAAAATAAAACTATTTCAAGACGATATTGCAATCTCTGATTTCAATATACAAAATATTCCCAGTAGAGATAAAACATTAAAAAACATAGTTATTGCAAGAGAGGGCAGGGTATTAATTGCTGCTGATTATGATACAACTGAAATAAAATGTGCTGCTGCTTATTCAAAATGCCCAGCAATGAGAGAATTCTGTAATGATAAAAAGAAAGATTTTCATACTCTTATTGCTTCAGAAGTCTTTAATGTACCTTATAATGAAGTATCAAAAGAGCTAAGAACAATAGCAAAAAGCATATCTTTTGGGGTATTATATGGCATGACTAAAGAAGGGTTGGCATTAAGGTTAGGAATCTCCGTAGATGAAGCAGAGAGATATATAAATGAATATTTTGAGAGGATGCCTGAAGTAAAAGAAGCAATAGATAGAGCTATAGATAATGTTAGAAAATATGGATATGTTGTTAATCCTTTTGGTAGAAGACGTAGATTTGAATATTTAAATGCTGAAGTTGAGAGAGAGGCATTTAATGCAATTATCCAATCCTTTTCGTCAGATTTATTGCTATTTGCGCTTATAAAATTAGATTCTTTATGCGAAAGAGAAGATCCTGAAACAGAACCAATTTATCCATTAATTGACGTCCACGATAGTATTGTGGTAGAAGCCTATGACCATCCAGCTACAATCGAAGAGGCAATAGAAATGATAACATATTCAATGGTTAAATATCCGCTGGAAAACAGAGTGGTAAAAAAAGCATTATGGGGCGTCAGACCTTCAATAGATATAAAAATAGGCTATAAATGGGGGGATATGATAGATTATAAAGAATTTATGCAAAAATATTGTTGACAAACAGTTAAAAATGTAGTATTATCATTAGCGTTTAAAAAGGAGAAAAGATTATGAAAAAAGTTGTTTTGGTTAGGATTGGAAGTACCTACATTGTAGGTGAAAAAAAGGCCAATTTCATATGGAAACCGCTATTAATTAGATTCACACCTAATCCGCAAAACCCCAAGGAAATCAGAATTGATATGGCTTCTCCATTTATGGGAATGGTTGAGCCTTCTGGCAGTAGATTTGTTTTACCAGAAGGAGGATATTTCATCACTGAAGCACCTTCTGAAATGGAGAAAGCCTGGAGGCAATCCGTTTCAGGATTAAAGATACCTGATATAAATGAGATTAATAAAATAGCCAATGTTAAACATCCAAATGGTTTTAAAAAATGAACGATATTAAAATAAAGAAGTTATTACATGAAAACAAATTCCTCATAGCCGAGGTTTCCATAGATACATCTTCTATGGCAGCCTTGGTAAAAGAGGCTAAATTAAACCCTATTAAAAAAGCCCAATGGGCAATGATTGAAAGAGAATTAACAAAAAGGGCAAAAGAACTAGCTGTAAAAAGAGATGAATTGGTTGCTAAATTAACAGATGATATAGTAAGAAATGCAGAAAAAAATGGTAAACCAATAGCCTCTTCAGCGGTAAAAGACCTACAAAAAACCAAGATTCCTCTTTATAAAGAGTATACAAATCTTGATAAATTGGTAAGAGAAGCAGAAGCTGATGCCAGATTTGCTAGCAGAATGTATTCCATTATGGAATCACGAGGAAGAGCTATTGATTATCTATTAAAAATTGAAGAAAAATTAAGTTTGAAGGAAAAGATAGCCTTTTCTGATTCAGAAGTAATGCAAAATAGGCATAAAATAATGAAAGGCAAACTTATGAAAATCTATAAAAAATATGGAGGTTTGAAAAATGAATGAAGAAAAAATGGAAAAGATGTACAGAGGATATCTATCAAACAAATTACCTAAAATGCTTGATGAATTAAAAACTCTGGCAGCAGTACGAGCCAGAAACAAATGGACGTTAAAAAATGCAAAAGAGTTAAGAAGCAAATTTGTAGAAGTTAAAAAAGAGCTACATAAAGCAAGGCAAATGGCTTTAAAAGTAGATAAAATGAAGGTTAAAAAACTGAATTAAAGGAGGAAAAGATGGATAAAATCACAATATCTGATATCAAACAAAGCATAATATTGTGTGAAAAAGACCCTTGGGATTTGGATTTTAATGCTGGTAAGCAGGCTTTTTCGGGTCTCACGGGTGGTGGGGCAAAATTCGGCAAAGTGTGTCCTTTGAAGAATTATAAAAAACCATGCAAAGTATGTGAAAAAGCAGTTGGTTTATTTAATACTGGATCTAAGCAGGATGAAGTCATTGCCAGAAAGATATATGCTAAAAAGCAGTGCTTCTGGCCTGTATGGGTTCCTTCGATTGAAAAGAAACCTTTTATTCTTCACACCCCTGTTTCTGTAGCAGAAGAGATAATGGATGGAGTTTACAATACAAGATTGTGGGGAAATATTTTCCATCCTGTAAAAGGGAGGATTATTTATGTAAGTAAAATACCCCCAAAGACCAAGGATGACTGGGTATCTTACAGAACAACTCCAGACCCCGAAGGAACACATAAGTTACCAAATATGAAAATTCTGGAATATGTTCCTGATATGGATAAGATATTTGAGAAACTAGAGAAAGAAGAAACAGACGGAATCAGGTCTTTAAGGGATATACTTGAGCCTAATGAAAGCCTTAAGATACGTTTTCTTCCAGATCCTAAGCATCCTTCTCATCCACCACTTAGGATCGTCTGGACGCATTATATTGATGACGTGACACTTGCTTCTCTTGAGGATACAGAAGTTAGTACTGATGAATTGATGGATAATTCTGTACCTTTTGATACTGCTGAAGTGGATGAGATTCCAGATTTTGAAGGGGATGAGGGAGATGAAGAAGATATATTTGCATAATACTCCCCTCTGGTTTCTGGTATTTAATCACAGCGGGATGAGATACCTGTACAAAGCTGCACACTTTATAGAGGGGATATGAAAGGGGGTGATATATGGATCATAGGTCTCTGCTCATAGCTTGTAGGTTGAATTTTTGTTTAACATTAACCAGAAGTAAAAGGAAATAACTGGGATTTTCTTCGAGGCCGATTCATTCGGCCTCATTTTAGTATTAAGGAGAGAGTATGAAGAAAGAAACTAAAAAATGGATAGCCTTCTATTCTCTTGGTGCATTATTTACCGAAGAAACCATTCAATATGTAAATGAATTTCCAGATCCTTATGATGTTGAATTCCCTGATTATGCTTTTGCATTTCAATTTTGTAAACAGAATTTTATTGTAGATGATGAGGATAGCCGTTATAAAGGAGAGATTATTTATCTTCCACCTGTATATATGCATCCTGATACAAAAAAAGTATATTTAGATGAAGAAGGGAATATTTCTCCTTCTATGCGTGAGAACGCTAAAAGTATGGGAAAGGATTATGTTCTGGAAACCAGATTTGGAAGTCATATTCTTTTTGAGGAAGAATTCATAATTATGAAAAAATGATTTTTAGGAGATTATTATGCTACATGTTAAACACAGACCAAAAACTTTGGATGAATTTTTTGGTAATGAAGCTCTAAAAGAGAGCTTGTCAGATATATTGAAAAGACCTATTAATGAGATGCCAAGAGCATATCTTTTCTATGGAAAAAGAGGAGCAGGAAAAACTACTTTAGCCAATATTCTAAAAAACTATTTAGATGCTGAAGCGGAATATGTTACAGGTTCCGGTGTTGATGATATAAGGGAATTGCTGACCCAGGTAAAATATGGTTCAATGGTAAAGGATAATAAAATCTTTATCATTGATGAAGCGCATAGGCTTTCCACAAAAGCTGTAGATGAATTATTAGTTGAAATAGAAGAACCCAGAGAAGGAATATTCTTTGTATTATGCACAAATGAACATCTCAAACTTCCTGAAACCCTCAGAAGTAGATTGATGCCATTTGAGGTAAAAAATCTATCCAAAGAAGAATCCTTAAAATTTCTCACATTTATCTGCAAAAAAGAGAAAATAAAACCAGCCAAAAAAGCACTAACATATCTTGCTTCCAGATTTGAAGGAAACCCCAGGGATATGCTAGTAGCTTTAGATAAAGTTAAATCCTTCATTTCAAGCTATTCCAAGGTAAAAAAAGCAATAGACGAGCTTTCCAAAGATGATGTAGAAATTATAGATCTATTGAGAATATTATTGAAGAAACCTATCAATGGGGCTTCTTCTAAAATAATGATGTTTCAAGAAGCTCTTTCTAAATGCCATGAGAAAATAAAAAAAGATCCAGAATTAGCCAGAATGGCTATTGGAAGATATATGTCAAAAGTAGCTATGAACCCCTCCAATTGGCAGGTAGCCGGAGATTTAGGGGAATTATTAATAGAACTTGGAGAACCTTTTTATTATACAGGTGCAGATATTAAATTGATAGGTATATTATTAAAGATGCATAAAATATTATTGGAAGAGAAATGGACATAAAGGAGATCAATTATGATTGTTATTTTTTATAATAATAGCTTGGATGGGAAAGTAGCTGCACATCATTATAGAAGAATAAAACATAAAGATGATGAAGTTAAATATATTCCATTCTTCAGAATACCAGCGTTAAATGATTACAATTTGAAAGAAGATGATATAATCATAATACTTGGTGCTCAAGAACATATAGAAACAAATTTGAATACAAAACAAATAAGCCATAACTTCATTGAAAGTAATAATCTATCAACGTCAGGGTTAGTATATTCACTAACAGGACTCAAATATTTACCAAAATATATAACTTACATTGCAAATAAGGAATTAAAACTAGGTAAGTTCAGGGAAAGCGAAGCCTTTTGTATCCAATTAGAAAATATATTAAGATCATGTAAAATACCAGAGCATAGAACATTAGACGAATTATATGATGATCCAGACGGAGAAGCATTCCAGTATTTAATGATGACCGGAGAAGCAAACTATGACCAATATCTGGATATGATAAAATTAAATGCTGAAAGGGCTTATATAGCATTATTGGAAAACGGCCTGAAAATAGGGGTATTAAATACCAGAACTTATATTGCAGATATAGCTGATTATCTATTAAAAGTGAAGAATTGCGATGCAGCTATTCTATGGTATATGGATAAAAAAGATTCCATAGTTTTTCAATTGAGATCTTTGGGAGCTATAGACGTATCCGAAATAGCCAGAATGTATACCGGAGATGGCTATAGAAATGCTGCAGGCTTTACAGTTCCTTTCAGGATTGGTACTGTTATACTTGAAAATATGATAGGGATAGCAAAAGATAAAAAAAGAGAGATAAAACTAGATAATATAACGGAAACTGAATTAGAACGGATATTGAAAATCCTTGGAGTTCCAAGTTTGGAGTAAAATATGGCTGAAAAAAAGAAAGACCTTAATCTCAAAAACCTAATAAATAGCCTTAAAAAAGATTTTGGTTCCGACATCGAATTGTTTTCTGAATCTACAGAGGGAGATTTATTAACATTAGGAAATAGAGCTATTGATAAAATGCTCTATGGGGGATTACCTTTTGGGCATCTTCATGAATTTTTTGGATTATCACAAACAGGCAAATGTGTAACTCCAGATACTTATCTTTTCAGCCCTGATTATGGCTTCATAATGATAGATGATATTATTTTCCCACCTTCTGGTTATAATCTCATAACGGGTAGATACTTCACAAAAATGAAAGATTTCCTACCTCCTAATTATTGGTGGGAATTGGATTATAAAATCTGTATAGAAGGAAAACAAAAACCGGAAGAAGTAGATAAGATATATTTTGCAAAAAATGAAAAAGTCATAAGAATCATAACTTATAATGGATTCACAATAGCAGGCACTCCAGATCATAAAATAGAGGTTATAGATAAAAATGGAAAAGTAATAGATAAAGAACTACGAGAAATCACAAAAGATGATGAAATCAAAATAGAATTACCCAATGTAACTGAATGTCCTGGAAATAATAAACTGCCTAAATATGAAATAGTAGATGAAGAAGCAATAATAGATTATTCCATATTAACAGAATTGCCTGTTGAATTGACCAATGATCTGGTAAGTTTAATAGCTTTATTGCTTACGTTTTATGAATATAAAGATGGGGTTATATCTACCTTACCTACACAACAGTTTTCTTTGAATCAAATGAAAAGCGCAGATATACGCAAAACATTCAGGTTATTGCTATCCAGAGTAATAAATGTAAGCAATGAAGAACTAGATCCAAGCGAGAATATAACCCAACAATTAATACCTTATTTGTTGAATATTGGAGTAGCCTTGAATTTTCCTATAGGAGCCAGATTTGTACCTTTCTGCTTATTAAGAGCTTCTAAGGATAAGATATTACGTTTCATAATAGAATTCATGGCTCTGAATGGAAGAATGGAAAAGAAGAAATATTCTGTATTTTCTTTCTCATTTTATATACTTTATTTCATAAAGCTATATTTGGAATCATTAGGAATACAATCTAGAGGCTTTTATACATCTTCTGATGAAGATAAAGATTTTAGATATATAAATGTAATAACCCCTTTCCAAATGACCAGGTTAAGCCTTAAATTCGATAGGCAAAATATAGCTAAATTATTGAATCTTGTGGATGTAGACTTTATAGAGGAAAATTATCCTTCTAAATTTGCTTTAATGGTACAGTATGCTCATCCATATTTGGAAAAGGATTTAAGTTATGTAAAAACAACGCATGATAAAGTATATAAAATACAGAAATATAAAAGCGATGTTCTTGATATAGAAATGCCAATACAGCATAAATATCTTGCTAATGGTTTTGTATCTCATAATTCGTTTTTCTTACAGAAAGCGCTTGCAAATGCCCAAAAACAATATCCTCCTACAATTGGAATTATTTTAGATAGGGAAAAAGCATATACTACAAAGAGGGCTGAATTTCTAGGTATTGAAACTGATAAAGTTATACTAGCTAAACCAGCTTCCATACCAACCCCTGAAGCAGCAAAGGATTTCATATTAGGAACTGTCAATAAAATAAGAGATAAAGATCCTGATATGCACTATCACATTGTTGTTCTTATTGACTCCTTGGCTGCTTTTATGCCTAAAGGTCTAAAGGGTGAAGATATGGGCAAAAAAGCAAAAGCCATCCATGCTGCTTTCAGGGAATTGTTGGTAATTGATTCCAAGACAATGATTCTATTTTCCAATCATGTAACATTCAATCCCAATGCAATGTTTACCAGTCCTAAAACGAAAGCATGTGGCACTGCACCTGATTATCTCAGAACCTGTGGTATAGCTCTGGATGCAAAAAAACCCATAAAAATAGGTACTAAACAGGTAGGGGTATATTTAGAAGTTATTGTGGATAAAACACGCCGTGGCCCCAGTTTCTCACGCACAGTTATTCCTTTCTTTTTTGCTACAGGAGTTCCAGAATGGGGTGGTTATGATAGATATTTAGCATTTGAAGGAGTATTAACTCCTACCAATAAGCAAAAATTCAATAAAATAACAGATAATAGCTTTGAATATATCTATGAAGATAAAGATACCGGTGAAAAATATAAAATAAAGGCCGGTAATGAAAAACAATTAATAGCATTATGCAAGAAATTCAATCTTTAAAAGGAGGTTATAATGACAGAAACAAATTTAAAAGATTATGAAATTTTAGAAGAATTTAAAGATTTCAATGTAACTGTTTTAATAAATAAAGAATATAATAAAGTTCTTGTTATGCTGGGTTATAGAGGATTAACAATAGAATTCAAACTCATAGAATTCATAACAATCATAACTACTCTTGCTCAAGCTGCTTCTAAGTTAGATATATCCAGAATAAACATGGAAAGTGAAATCGCAAATTTAGAACAAGAACTAAAAGAAGCTGTAAGTCTGATAAAAGAAGGTAAGAAATAGATGTTAATAGTTGGAGATCTGCACGCTAAAAGGAACTATATATATGATGAAGAACATATCTCTAAGGATAGGTTCTTAAGATGCTTTACTTTGCTTTTTGAAAAACTAGCAAAATTAGCTATAAAACTAGATGAAGATACTGTTATCTTTACAGGGGATATTATTGATACTTCTGAAACAATAGATGCTGTTGTTTTTGATACAGTTACAACAAATTTTGAAACTTTAAAAAATACCATAGAGAATATTTTTATTCTCTGCGGAAATCATGATAGAGTTAAAGTAAAAAATTATGATTTTACACCTCTTGATATTTTTAGATATATTCATATCCACGTTATTACTCATCCCTCAGTATATATGAAAAATGTGTATTTTTTACCTTATGGTTATGATGTTCATAATTTTGATAAAAATGAACATTATGAAATTATGATAACACATTTAGCTAATAAATTATCTTCTCCTTTCGATAAAGAAGCCATAAACCCTGCTATTCTTCCTGCAGATATCATAATAAATGGGCATATTCATAAAACCGAACAATTCAAACTAAAAAACAATAAAACATTCATAAACATTGGAGTTCCTTATCCAACAAGAAAAGGGGAAGAAAAGTGGAAAAACAGGATAATACAGATAAAAGATGGTAAAATAAAATCGCATCCGCTTCATATACATAAAGTTCAATATAAAAAAGTAGAAGATCTTTCATTAATAACAAAAATAAAACCAGATAAAAATTATGAAATAAATACATTATATCTTACAATTCCAACTTCAGAAGATATTTCTAATGATGAAATAAAATCTAATTTAGAAGGTTTCGATTCTATATATATTTTCAGGGAAAAGAAAGCTGTAGTTAAAAATCATGAAAAAGTTATGATAAATAAATTATCTAAAACCAAGCTATTTAGAAGCCTTCTAAAAGAATTTCATTCCGATTATCTTGATAAAAAACTCATGTATAAATATGGAATGAATATAATAAAAGAGGTAGATCAGGAATATGGCGAAAGCTCTGATATCCTGTAAGAATTGTGGTAAAGAAAAAGAAGTCATAATAACCGCTAAAGACAGCCTTCCTAAATTCTGTAGTAGAGAATGTTCAATAGAATATATGAAAGGAAAATCTCATCCTCCTAAGAGAATCTGGACTAAAAAGCAGGATGATCTCATAAGATTTGCTTATAGCAATTTCAAAACTTCTACAAAAGCCTTAGATTATTTGCAGGAACAGGATGTATTTAAAGGTTATAAAAGAATTACATTATCAAAAAGAGCAACAAAATTAGGAATAGCCAAGAACATCAAAACAACCAAAAAGCTGACTAAAGAAGAAATAGAAATAATAGAGAGATTTATAGGAACTAAATCCGCAAAAGAAATAGCAAGGATGTTAAGAAGGAAGGGATATAATAGAACCTGGCGGACAATACAATACTATTGCAATAAACGAGGAAATAGCTATAAACTCGATTATTATACTTTAGAAGAAGTCAGAGAGATCCTAGGTTTTCCATCCAGAAAGCAGATGTATAAATGGTTAGAAGATGGCTTATTAATATATGGAGGAAAGGATGGAAAAAAGCATGTTATAAAACCCATAGCAATAGCTAAATTCATACGAGAATATCCTTTTGAATTGATAAGATATAAAGTGGATTTACCCTTTGTGGTTGCTTTATTAGACGAATTTAAACCGCACCAAACTAAGAATTGGAGTTGTAAAAAACATGAATTTAAAATTCATACGACTGAAAGCAAGGAACTTCAGAAGCCTGAAGAATATTGATATAGATTTAGACCATCAAACAATAAGGCAAATAATAGGTATAAATGAAGATGAAGGCGGTTCTAATGGTAGTGGAAAGAGTAATATTTTACAGGCTTTTTGTTGGTGTTTATATGGAGAAACCTTTCCAAAATTACAGGCAGATGCAGTATTAAATGATAAATTAAAACGTGATTGTGAAGTATCTGTAGAATTCATAAGAAATAATAAGCATTATAAAGTAATAAGATATAGAAATCATAAAGAATACTCCAATAAGCTAAGAATTTTTGAGGATAATGTTGATATATCTTTTCATAAAGTCAATCAGGATTTCCTCAATAGCCTTCTTGGATTAAATTTCAAGTTGTTTCATTTCTGCAATATCTTTCAAATAGAAAGAGATTCCCTTTTTAAGATGACTGAATCGAAAAGGAAGATGTTCTTCGAGGAATTTATACAGGATATAAAATTCTTCAGGGTATTTTGTTTCGATAAGACCAAGGAATATATAAAAGAAAAAGAAGATAAATTGCAGGAATTAAATACTGATCTACAGAAAATAGATACTACTTTATTTATGTTAGATGATTCTCTAAAGCATAAAGAAGCTAAATTAAATACATTAAAAAAAGGGCTAAAAAACGATTATGATAAATTGAATGAACAGGAAAAGAAGCTAAAGAATAAATTAGAAACTATTTCTGAAGAAATGAATAAACTAAAGAAACTTATAAATAATGATAGAATTTCCAAATTGATGAATGATCTAACATTTTTGAAATCTGAAATACAGGAAGCTACCAAAAATAAAATGGAGTTGGAATTCAAAATAAAAAGATATGAAGATGAATTGGATATACTGCAGAAGAATTTAGATTCCATAAGTAAAGATTTGCTCAGATATTCCAAAGGAATTTGCCCTTTCTGTTTTACCGATTTAAAGAAGTATAAATCCAAGAAACTGCAAAAGCATATAAATAAGTTAGAAAAACAACAAAAAGAATTTAAAAACAAGATATCCGAAAGTATAAATAATGCTACTGAAACACAAAAAGAATATGAAAAAACATTGAAAGAAATATCTTCTGATGAAGAACTGGCAGAAAAAATAGAGAAAGAAATAGAAGCAATAAACGCAGAAAATATAAATGCTAGGATGAAATATGATGATTATAACTATATGAAAGTCAAAATAGAATCCGAAATAGATTTAATAGCTGATAAGAAGGAATTACTTTTAGCAAAGAAAAAAGAAATAAAAAATCTGAGGGATGAAATAATCGAACTGGAAGGCAAAATAAACAAAATTAAAAATAATGAAAAAGAAATCAATTCAACTGTAAAAACAATAAAAAGCGATCTAGAGCATTTAAATATATTAAAACAGCTATTCAGAGTATCCTTACCAAATAAACTTATATCTTCTTTTGTGGATATGTTTGAGTATTATATGAATAAATTTATCAATATGATGGAATTTCAAACTTTTAATATAGTAATGGAACCAGAAAAGAACACTGAAGGAGAAATAACCAAGATACCGATATATGTTATCAGGTATGATGGCATACCTAAGAATTTTAATGAGCTTTCAGGCGGAGAGAGGCAAAGATTAATACTTGCAGAAATACTTGCAATAAAACAAATAGTAGAAGAGTTGGTTGATGTATCATACAATATATTATGGCTAGATGAGATCTTGGACATTTCCCTGGATACCGCTGGATCTACAAAAATAAAAGATTTATTAATCAAAATACGAGAAAAGCAGGGGTATTCAATAGAATTAATCTCTCATTCTCAGGATTTAATCTTTGAAAACAAATTAATAATTAGAAAAAGAGATGGTTGGAGCACAATAAGCTAATTTTATGCTTGACAAAACTTTAAATCCGTAGTATTATTTGAGCCAACATTAAGAGATATAAAACAAAAAAGGAGTTAATTATGGTTTTTCAACAGTTTTTCTTATTAGGAATTATATTCTTTTTAATCATAATTTTAATACCCTTCCATAAGAAAAACAAATTTCCGCTAATAAATTTAGATACTGAACCACAAATAGATTGGGCAACATATATTCAATTACTAAGAAGAAAAGAAAGGGAGGATAAAAATGTTATTGAAAGGAAAAGCATGTTTTCGAGGATTAGGGAAAAACTTGAGAGAAGAAATCAAAAAGATCCAGCCTGATTCAATAAAATGCCAAATAAATTATGATGGAAGATATGTAGTATTTGTCATTTATAAAGATAACAAGTCTTACGTTGGAACCGCAATTTGCAGCGTTTTGGATGTTTTTGATGAATATGAGGGTAAAAACAAAGCTGCTGGAAGAGCAGTAAAAGCATATAAAAAAGGCGAAAGCTCTGAAAAGGTTAGAAGGGATTTTTATGATTTCCCTAATGGCTGGACTGTAAGACAGGTTATAAATGTTATCAGCCATCCTTTCAGCCATAAATCTTTGGTATTAGATAAAGAAGAAGTGTATATAGGATACTAAATTATGTTTATTAAAATCCGAAATAAGTATTTTAAATATATAAATAAGAAGCTAAAGAAAAAATTAAAAGAGATAAATCCAGATCATGTGAATATTGGAGTTAATGGGAACATAACTACATGTGAAATATATAAAGATGGAGGCGTAGCAATAGGTTTAGCTATATGTAGTACTTTAGACATCTTTGATATGAGAATAGGTGTTAATAAGGCTGTAGGGAGGGCTATCAGAGCTTATGTTACTAAACACCACAGTGGTAGAATAAGAAAGAGCTATGATGCCTTCCCTAAGACTTGGACGTTAGAACAGGCAAGAAACGTATTAAAGGTAGATTCTTTTTTCAAATCAAGATTTTTCAACTATATCCCAAAGGGAAGAATACCTCCCGCATAAAGGGTAGCAGTATGAACTCAAAAGAATTTCATATGAGAAAGGGCAGATTTTTTATATCTACCGATCTCCTCAATGATAATAGATCTCTAAAAATTATGATTAGGGCTTTCATTTGGTTACAGTTCATACCAATTGATGTAAGATGGGATTTCATACATCATAGATTTGAATATACAGGCTATTCACCTAGATTTGAACCAATCGAGGAGGGCAGCATTATGCCTGTTTATGTATTAAAAACTAATATAATCAAAAACAAATTAAAATTTAATCTCAAAAAAATAGGTATTATTGATTTTTCTGTTGACATGAGTTTAAGTTCATAGTATATTATAATTCAAGTTGATGGGTAGGCAAGTTCTTAACTGCCTTGGTAAAAATTTATTTGTTACATTTTTTCAGCCAATCCTAAACCTCCTGGCAGAGCCACTTGCCTACTCAAATATCAAGGTTGGTTACAGCAAACAAAATGCCATGCGGAGGCTCTAACACCAACCTGTTTTAAAAAATTATTAACAATTAAGGCTGACTGCAGCAAATATAATCAATGGTTTTCAGAGGTTCGATCCCTCAAAAGTCAGCCTGTAAAAAGTTAGCGGGAACTGGATGGCAGATGTTTTTCTACCCGAAAAATAGGATGGTTCGATTCCATCTTCCCGCTCTTAAAAACAAGGGAGGTTACAGCAAGTTCTATGCAACTTAGCCTCATAAGCTAACCAGAAAATGCCTCCCTGTTCTTATGAAAATAAAGGCCAAGGCTGGGTACAGCAAACTTACGCTTATATAGCATCGGACTTTCGAACTGATCTATAACCCAGCCTGTTTATTAACCTTTTTAACAAATAGGAGGTCTCTCCATGTTTTCCAAAACCCATGAAGGTGGAACTCAGTATCCCTTCTCTTTAGATCATCATTTAGAATTCTTCTCTAAAGCAGGCTCCCTTTTTAAGAAAAGAGAATCTTTTTATGGATCTGAAGAATCAGCTCTTTCTCTTTTCCAGAAAATGTGGGTAGTAGATGAAGAGTTATCTATGAAACTGCTCTTTTGGCTGAGAGATTGCAGAGGTGGAGCTGGAAATAGATCCGGTTTTAGAGAATGTATCAATTGGTTAGCTACCTATGATCCTAGCCTGCCTTTTGATTTTCCAAATTACAAATGGGTAAAAGCCAACTTACATCTAATCCCAAAGTATGGAAGATGGGATGACTTGAAGGCTTTATTTGGAACTACTTTGGAAGAGAAAGCTGCAAAATTCTGGGCTGAAGCTTTAAAGAAAAGAGACATTCTTGCAGCTAAATGGGCTAAAAGGCATTATAAGCCTCTTCAAAAAGCATTAAATACCAACGAAGCTAGATTAAGGAAGATGCTTTCTAGAATTAGAAAGAATCATATAGTTGAGTACAAATTGTGCTCTAATCTCTGGAAAGAGATTGAATATCCTAAAGTACCTTCTGTAGCAATGGCAAGATATACAAATGCTTTTGCCAGGCATGATGAAGAAGGCTTCAGGAAATTCAAAGAAGACTTAAGAAAAGGAAAGGTAGAAATCAAAGCTTCTGTACTTTTCCCCCACGATTGCGTCAGAACTGTAAGAAGTGGAGACGCAGAAATAGCAGATGCTCAGTTTGAAGCTCTTCCTAATTATCTGGATGGTAATAAAGAGCGTATTATCGTAATTTCTGATACTTCAGGATCTATGAGTATTCGAGTATCTGGTTCTGTCAGGGCTGTAGATATCTCTATTGGAATGGCATTGTATTGCTCTGCCAAGATTCCTAAAGATAATCCTTTCCATAAGAAATTCATTGCATTCTGCTCTGAAGGTAGTTTTAAGGATTGGAATGGAATGAAATTTTCAGAAGCAGTAACAAGTGGAGAGATATTTGATGGTGCCATAGGTGGAACTAGAATTGATAAAGCTCTTGATTTGATACTCAAAACAGCAAGATTCTTCAATCTCACTAATGAGCAAATGCCTACTTGCTTGCTTATTGTTTCGGATATGCAATTTCATGAAGGTTTATCACAATGGAATTGGGGCAAAAAAGACTTCACTCCCGAATTAGTACAAACAGAAGTCAATAAAGCACTAAAGAGATGGGATAAAGCTGGGTATAAAAGACCTAAGATAATCTACTGGAATACCGCTGGTTATGCTGGGTCTCCAGAAACAGTCAGAGCTGAAAATACAGCTTTGGTATCTGGTTTTAGTCCATCTATACTTAAAGCTATTTTCTCTGCTTCAGAATTCACACCTTATACAATTATGTTAGAAGCTATCAAGAAGTATAAAATCAATAAACCTTAACAAAAGGCGGGTTAAATCCCGCCTTTTTAATATAAGGAGAATTGAATATGCTCTCGTATAAAACTCTGGATAGAATAGAAGAATATACCTCTTTATTTTCTCTCATAATCATAACAATAGCGACTATGGCAATTATGGTTTGTTTAATAACAATAACCATGAATGCCATCTGCAAGATAACTTCTACTCCTATACAGATAATCCTAATAATAGCCATAATATTAGATATAGTAGTTATCCTATTAAAATACATAATAAATACAATATTGGATATTTTATTTATGAAGAAAACAACTAAAATAATCGAGGGAGGAAATAATAAAGATGTCATTATCTTTAGGAAACCAGGTAGAAACAATATCGAAGCTATTCATTCTGGAAAGAAACAAAGAAAATTTCAAGAAAGCAACAACACTTAAAATAGTGGGATATGATATATCTGGAGCACAAATAGCAGGTTTTGAGATACCTAAAGAAAACACAGACAAAGTTAAAACTTTAATAATAGAAGAAATGGAATCGCAGATAAAAATTTTAAAAGAGATCAGGAGTAACAATGAGACCAAGTTGGCATGAATATTTTATGTTAATAGCAAAAGTAGTCGCTACCCGATCTACATGCAATTCCCGTCCAATTGGAGCTGTTATAGTAAAAGATAACCGTATTCTAGCTACTGGCTACAACGGAGCTATTCCTAAAGCAACTCATTGTACAAGTCTGTTGATGGGCAAAGAGCCTTTCTGCATGAGAAGATATATGAAAGCTGAAGAACACAGCAAAATGGATTATTGCGTAGCTGTTCATGCAGAGGCTAATGCTGTGGCTCAAGCTGCAAAGATGGGAACAAGTATAGAGGGAGCTTCTATTTATTGCACAGTTTCTCCTTGTTATTCATGTTTCAAATTATTAGCTTCTGCAGGTATAAAAAACATATTTTATGAATTGGGATATTCATCTAAGGACAAAAAAAGAGATAAATTCTGGAAGGAACAAATTAAGAAATCAGGAATAAATATGAAGCAAATAACAATTAATGAAAATTCTATGAAATATATGTTGGAGATGATTCAGGGAATAACATCATTAAGAAGGTTTAAATGAGGAGGAGACAAAATGGATGAATTGCAAGAAAAAATAACAATAGAAATCCCAGAAACTGCTTTTATAGAATTAATTTTAGGTTATGTAAGAGAAAAGATGGAAATAAATATAGAAGATCCAGAAATAGAAATAAGATATTCTAAAGGATTAAATAATCCAGGAAATATGATTGTTTCAGTCCACGGTAAGGCCATCAAAAGGAACCTATAAATGAGATATTTTTCTTGTAGAGATCTGCTATCTGGAAATATTAGTTCTCTTAAGGTTGGTGACAGAATAGTAGGTATTGGATTTGTTCAAACAGAAAGAGAAGCACAATTGATAAAAGATCTCTGCAAAACTATAAAAAATTGTCATGATAAAACATGGAGTAAAAATATAAAAAGGAAGAGAAGAGGCTGTTATGAATATTAAGAAAATCATAAAAAAACATTATAACTTCTATAAAAAACCTCAATTAATTCAACTTGTACCTACTTTAGAGATTCATATTGGATATGGATTGAATTTAACAAAAACAGGAATAGACAGAGATATAGCTGAAGAATTATTAAGCAGGGAAATTACAAAAATATGGAGGCATCTAAGAGCTAAATATAATTGGTGGGAAGATTTAGATCATGATACTCAAACAAAGCTCTTATTCATAGTTTATGATTCTTATGGTTATGATTTAAATGAGGAAATAATAGATTCTATAGAGAAAGGAGAATTGGATATAATTGATAACATTTTCAACCAGATTTTAGAAGGAGCTTGAAATGATGACTCTACACAGACTTCCTCTAAATTGTTTCACTAAAAGAAGTAACCTCTTAAGCAGTTTGAATTATTGTAACAGGTTTATGGATTATTTAGTAGACGTTCTGGATGTTACAGAAATAGGAAGGATAGCACATTTAATTGGCGGTGCAAGCTGGAATGGTAAAGAACCAGGAGTATCCATAACCAGCATGTATATAGAAAGCGGGTCTCAATTACATACATGGCCTGAAAAGAATGAATTCTATCTAGATATAACATCCTGTAAAGAATTTTCCAATGCAGTAGTCATTACTGCTGTAGAAAACTTCTTTGATGCGGAGGTGACAGAATTGTGCGTTATATTGAAGGAATAAGAGTTTGGGGAGGTTCTTTTTTAGAATTAGTTCTGAAAGAGAATAACTGGGATTTGAAGAAAGCTAAAAAGAATTTAGAGAAGGAATATTATGAAACTTCAACTACAAGAATGGCTAAAAGATGGGGTTTTCATTATCAAACAGTATATAACACAATAAAGAAACTGGGGATAAAAATAAAGCCCAAAGGATGGGCAGGCACTAAAACCAGATTCCAATTAAAGGTGGAGGAATTTGGTGGTTATGAAAAAATGATGGAAAAATTCAAATATGAAAGGTTAGTGGATATTGCAAGGAAGTTAGGCTTTTCAGGTTGCTATACTAAGAATTGCTTATTAAAAGCCGGATATGATTGGGATAAAAACAAAGGAGAGTGGATAAAGCTATGATAGAAATAAAAAACGGTACTTTCCTTAAATTAGCGTTGGAAGAATGTGGCAATGATTTAGAAGCTCTCAAAGAAAGATTAAGCAAAGAATATGACAAATATGGAACTACAAAAATGGCTGAAAAGTGGGGATATCATCCAAATACTATATGGATGGCCTTGAAAAGATTAGGAATAAAAATAAAGGAAAAGGGATGGCAGGAATACCATGAAACACGTATGAAAAAAGCATTAAAAGAAATTGGAGGCATAGAAACACTGCTTAAAACAAGAGAGAAGACAAAAGACATAGCTACAAAGATGGGTATTTCTCCGCAGTATTTAAATAATTTTATGTGGAAACATGGTTATAAGAGATCAAGAAGAGAAAAAAGATGGGTAAAAGCAAGCTAGGAATTGATAAGGAGGGAAGCAATGGATGATAAGCCACCATTCAAACCGGAGAATAAAAAACTTTACCAAAAAGCACTGAACAAATGGGGAATGGAATTTCAGTTATTAATGTTGATGGAAGAATGCTCAGAATTGATTACCGCTACTTCAAAGGTCTTTAGATATAATAACCTGGAGGTAATAGATAGGCTTGCTGAAGAAATAGCTGATGTTGAAATAATGATCGAACAGATAAAATATGCCATTGGCTTACAAGAAGCATGTAGGTTGCACAAAGAGAAGAAAATTTACAGACTTTCAAAGCTATTGGAGGAAAGAGATGAATGAATACTCTACTATGGATAATATGAGTGAAATCATAAAAAAGGGTTTTAAATCCAAACAAGAAGCGATTAATTACATGGCTGCTTACCCTGAGAAACATATGCCGTCATTCTTTGTTAAGGAAATAAGGGAATATGAACTCTGGGATTGTTTTGTCAAACAGGCTAAAAAGAAGAAAGATAAAGCGAGGAAAAGAGATGAGTAGTAGTTGGAGAATAATAATTGGAATGTTTCTAATCATGCTGCCTCTTATGGTTAGTTTGGGATATAGTGTCTGGTCATTGGGTTTAAGACAGACGATTTTAATTATGTTGTTAGTCGTTTCCATATTAGGATGTGTGGGTGGTGGACTTTATCTCTTACAAAATGGCAATGAAGAGGAGGGAGAATAAGATGAGTACAGATGATACATACGAGAAAGAAATTAAATATGATAAAGAGAAAGCCAGAAAGATTCTTATGAAGATATTCGAGTGTAAAGAAACTAATACAAAAAAGGAAGAGGATGAGAAATGAAGAAAATTAAAGATATAGCAATATGGATATTATTTCAATTAATAGCAATAACATTGCTTTATTTGGCGGGAGTCAAGGATGTAAAAGGCGCTGAAAATGTCTTAAAATTTATCATAGCTATTAATTGTGTTTTTTCTATTCTTATCCTTATTTTAGTTACTAAGGAAGATGAGAGAGTTATTTCAACATTAGCTAATAAATATAGAATCCCTTACGCAATTGACATGATTTACAGCTTACTTTTTGCATGTGCTTTAGCATGGTTTGGCTATACAGTCTTAGCTATAGTAGATTTTGTAGCTGGCTTAGCCCAAATAGGCACATCTCAAGAAGTAGAGAAGTTAAAAAAAGGAGAAAAATGTGAATAATGAGAATCAATATGAAGCAATAACAGAGACAATTTTGGTAGACATGACAAAAAAAGAAGAAATTTGGAAGCAAGTTAAACGAATGGAAGAGGTCTTCAACGAACACGAAAAAGTCAACGATGATTATCACATGGCCAGAGCTACAATGCTGGCTAACTTTGGAGAAAAAGGAAGCATAAGAAAAGGGTTAATCAATTCTAATCAAACATTAACACAAATGATCGTTGAAGCCTTGGGTTGTTTAGTGGAAAAGGTCAATCAATATGAAGGGGCTATTATAGAAAAAGAAGAGACAAAAAGATTAATAAAATTGTAATTCCCTTATAATAAAAGAAAGGGGAAAATAAATAAATTCAATTATTGCAAAGGAGAGGAATGAAATACTTTCTACAACAACTTATAGCACTCCTGCTTATTGATTCTCCAGTACTTGTACTTCTTTATTATGCAATAGCTGAGGAAGTCCTTATACCTACACGGTTCATGGTTCTTAATTTTGCCATATTAGTCACGTTGGGAATATTTATATATCCTTTTGGAGGGAAGAGATGAGCAGTTTTTTCTGTGAATATTGTGGGAAGGAAATAATTGACACTGAGAATGGTTATATCACTGGATGTGAACATTATCCAATAGAAGAAAAATCCCAGCAACTAGATCCCAAAATGGAGGTATTATTAATAGATATGCAAGAAGCTATAAAACCTAATTTAGAATATAAAATCATAACTGGAAATATTACAAAACTACAAACAATGCTAAATCAATGGCGTCACATGTATGAATTAAATATCATTCAAATGATACAATATAAACAAGGATTAGCCATTTTATTGACAAGAAGGAGGATTAAATAATGGGTGAATACATTATATATCTGAAAGAAGGGGAAGCTATAGATTACAACATGGCCGAGGATGGAAAATATAAACCTGATTATAGAGGAAAAATAGTTGTTCCTTCAGAAATGAGAAGTGATGGATTATGGCCTGTATATTTCTATAAAAATGGTTCTATGTATGCCTCTATAGATCCCAATCTACTCACCGAATTCATTGAGCCTCTAATTAAAAAATTAGAAGCGCAAAAAACAGAATATGAACATGAACATAAAATAGAAGAGCTACATAAAAAATTAGAAAAGGAAACCTCTGCAAGCGAAAATATTGCAAAGATACAAGGTTTATTGAGATTATTGGATAAAGTTAATCCAGATGATTTAATACGTCTGAAGAAGGAAGGGATTTTATAAAGGGGTCTAATAATGATATTTAGGGGATTAGATATACCATATGGCAAGATTTCTGAGAAAACAAAAATAGATAAGCAATATCTATCAAATCTATTTTTAGATAATTATAAAGGAGAAATATCTATAATTGAAGATGCAAGCCAAGATAGAATAGAATTAATGGAAATAATCACTCTCCAACCAAGGATAGCTATTAAAAAAGCGATTAACTATCCTCTTAATTGGTATGGCAGCCATGCTAAAATAGGTGAAGAAGCTGTAGAAAGATACTATAATGACAATTTATACTTAGTAATAGATCTCTGGATATCTAAAGAAATAAGAAAAGTTTTCGATAAGTATAAGAAAATCATATTAGCTGATGCTCAAGGAGTTATTGTTAAATATATTAATTACTCATGGGCAGACAAGCAAATATTAGATTATTGGTGGATTACAATTTCACAACGAGATTATGATTTTTCGCAGTTAAAATCATCTGCAACATATTTTGTAGAAGCAAAATATAAAATAGGTATTATCTAGATCTATAAAAAAGGATTGGAAATGAAAACATTTACTTGTCTGAAATGTGGAGGAAAATATATTCCAAAACAAGGAACGTTAAAAGACCTGGAATTCTGCGGGTTTATATTAACAGTAAAAGATGTTGAATATTATGAATGCGAAAAATGTGGTAGGCTACTATTTTCCTCAGAAACTGCTGAAAAGATAGAAAAAGAGTTTTCTAAAGTTAAAAAAGAAGAAGGGTGTAAAGCATGTAAATATTCCTATTCTGGTTATTTCAAATACCTTAAAGGAAATGTCTGCATACATAACACAATAATAAAATATTACCCCAAAGGAAGGATATTAAATCCTGATTTTAAAATACCTTCTTGGTGTCCACTTTTAAAAGGAGTTAAAACATGAAGATACATCCAAAAGATATGCTATTAGAACCAACAAACAATGAAGATCTTTTAAAATATCCCAGAGATATGATGGAAATTGAAGAAGAAGCCCGAAAAGCCTTTAAAGCTAAAGAGCTGAGAGAAGAATATCTCGAATCTATCAAAAATAAAAAAGAAAGAAGAATAGTTCTGCAGAAGGAAAGGACATTGGAAGATGTATTATTAAGCGTAACAAAACTATATCCAAACGGTTGTACTGTTAATTTCATAATAGAGGGAAGGAAGGTATATATTAAATATGGTTGTCATGGTTTTACAGCTTTCTTTTCTTTTAGTGGTGATGAGAAATTATTTATTGATTGGTTCGAAGAAAATAAAGACGATAAAGAAAGGGTTAGGGTAGATCATATAATACATCCTAAAATCTTAGCAGAACTTAGAAAGAGAGTATATCAATGCCCTATATGTGGAGGGGAAATATATTCAATGTAAAAGTAACTGATTAAAAAGGAGTATAAAATGCGTAAACCTTGTGCTTTCAACAGGAATTCTTACTTGATACATGTTTCGGATTTTGAAAAACTTTTGGTTTCAGAAGCAGATATCGAATTGAAAGAATTCGATTATAATCCAAAAGATCTTGCTCTGGAATTGGCTTATACAAGATATCTGCTAGCAAAAGCTGAAAAGGAACTTGGTAAGAAACTAGATTTTGACGAATCTTATCCCATAAGGAACAAATCAGGCAAAAGGGGAAGAGAGGAAGTAGATGTTGAAATACCTAACTCAGATGTAGTTGTTAAGATAACCTCTGAAGGCAATGGGATAATGTGGGAATGGAAAAATATAGAAAATATCAAATTGACTTTCCATAGAAGCGAATGGCCTTTGCATCCACGTTCTGAGTTCTCTTTTGAAGAATTACGGGAAATATCGCTTACATCAGCTTATATTGTTGTTGAGTTCTTTGAGCCTCATTAATAGGATGAATTATGTTTATATTAAAATTATTTTGTATTTTATTATGGGCATTTATATGTATCTTTAAACTCTGTATTATAGTTATTGTAGCGGTGTGTGTAGCAATTGGAGTTATTGGAATACGAGGATAGTGAATGATGGAATCTAATACCATTTTAGATTGTTTATTATCGGTATTTATGCAGCTATTGGGGATAGAAATATGAATAAGGAATTAATAAAATGGACTTGCAAATATTGCTCTGCATATTTTGAATTTTATATGCATAAAAATTCAGATCAACCCCGTATTATCTCTGAAGATAGAATAATGATTCGGGAAACTACATTGTATTGCCCTTGGTGTGGAACACCTGTAAAAATAAGAGGAAAAATAGCTAAAATAATTATGGAAGATGCAAAATCTAAATTTATTGTTTCATAAAAATAAACCATTCATTAATATCGTTATTTCATAACAGGCATAACGCCTAATATATAAAAAATCATAATAATATCATAATAACTATACATTACTCCATATATCCCCTTATTATCACTCTTAGCTCTTAACACCCTAACCTGTAGTTATCTAACATCATCCTATATGTTATCATTCTAACTGTTATCATGTTATCATATTTCATAATTTTTCATAATAACCCTATATCTTCACTGGTGGTGAATTAGAGAATTATCCCCCCTATATATGCTACTATATAGGGGGAGATTATTATAGCCTTATAGTAGCATATATAAGGGGGATAATTCTTTAATAATAAAAATCATAATAATTATTATGAAAAATATATATTAGACGTTATGTCGGGAATGATATAAGTGTTTTCTATATTAACTAAAAAATCATAATAAAAATTATGAAATTTATTGTTATGAAAATCATAATAATTATTATGAAAAAATTATGATGGTTTTTCTTCACTGTATGGAGCCATCGTCGAATCAGCATTTAAGCGCTGGACTGGGGTGGTGTGGCCTCCCAGGTCTGGCTTTACAGGCCATTCGCTGTTGCATATCCCCCAACAGCGAATCCCCAGCCTATCCCCTGCCTTTCGGCACCAGGACGGGGTGCCCTCTTAAAGGGCAAATCTGGGCAGCGCCACTTTTACAGCGAGGAGACGCCAGCCTCGGCTCATATACATCCATATCCTATAAAAATACAGATGTATCCTCAGAGCCTTTAGAGGGGATACCAGATGACGGGATATGTGTAGAAAAAAGAAAACCCCCTAAGTGAGTGATGCTTAGAGGGCTATAAGAAGGAATAGCACAAAAACTCAGTTTATCTGAGTTATTGTCGTTTATATAACTTGTCATTTCTTCACTCATAATTGCTATTCCTTCCTTGTTTATTACTTCAATAATTGCTTAACATATTAATTTATAAGAGTCAAGACTTTTCTGTATAAAAAATATGATTTCCAAACCTACCTAGTTTCTTTAATTTCAACCACCAACCATGAGGCTTAAATCCAACTGCATGATAATAGAGAGGCTTACCAACAAAATCTTCAAATAATCCTAAATATACATTAATGGCAATTCCTTGATGCTCTTGCCATAGAGTATCTTGCTTTTTCCAGTGTCCTATCATGGATTTGATTCTGCTCTTATTTCCAAAACAACTGAACTGTAACGCACCATTTGTTGTTGTAGAAAGCATTACTCCCCGCCACCCTATACCAAAGTACTTCTTACGTGCTAAAACTCGATTCCTGACAGTTAAACCTACCCCTACCTTGCTTTCCCAGGGTTCTCCTTCAGCCTCTCCAATCAATAGCATGGTGAGCAATTCAAGATCGCTGTATCTATTAAATATTGCTATATGCTTATCACAAATTCTACCTGTCACACCTTTCTCCAGCCTTCTAACAAAAAATTCTATATCCGAGATGGCATCATTGACTTCTTTTGCGGACTCTGAATGTTTATCTCTGGTTCTAGATAATTTCCTACACACCAATTTAAGTCCGGTGGTAGCATTCCGCACGTGATGCTTGGTATATTGAGTAGTCATCTCTCTCCGCTACTGCCCCTCGCCTGAGCTTCTATTAGACTCTTCAGACAATTTATATCTTCTTTCATTTCTTTTCGCATCGTTTTAGTTTCTTTGAATAGCATGTCGAATTTCTGTTCAAGTCTCTCAATAGCAGCATCCCGCATTTCCAGATCTTTTTGCTGTATTTCCATATCCTTTTTATGCAATTCCATGCATCCTTCTCTCAATTTTTTACATTTCTCTTCATGATCTTCCCTGAAAGATTCGAATTCTGATCTAAAGAGGAAGGCTTTTCTTAAAGCAGTGACTATTGATAAAGTTATAATAACAATAGTCAATACTATCCCTAAAAACCATTGGCCCCAATCTTCCATCTATCCAATTACCTCTTTGCAATAGAATAGCCCATTATAGCACCAAATACCCCTGATAGTGCCATTTTATACCATTCTAGTATTCCTGTCACAACCTCTCCTTCTGCATTGGCTAATCTAGCAACATAATGTGCCAATATTATAACAAGCAAAAACCCTATAGTTTTATCGTTGCTTAAAACCTCATTTATTCCATCAGAAATAGTTTTCATTGTTTTAGGAATCCAATCATAATTCATTTGTTACCTCCATGTATCCATAGATAAATAGCAGCAAATAACAAAGAAAAACCAGCTATATATAAACTACATAAGATTCCATATATCATATCCATTGTATTCCCTCCAAACCTTGAAACATTTCTATATATTCCAATTCTCTTCCCTTTACAGGTCTGAAATAGATATCGTCATTTATCATTGCTTTGAATATTTCTTTAGGATTTTTTAATTCCTTCATTGTAGATGCTTGATAGAATCTTGTTCCTAAATTCTGTTCTTCAATAATGGTTGCTATAATAGCAGTTATTTCTGATTGTATTGTTTGAACTATTTCAGGATTTCCTGAAGAAATCATGATTTTCAACAAATCTTCACCTTTCATGTTTATATTCCTAACCTAATCATAATTCCCAACATAAACCCAACTACAAATTCCATTAGATCTCCAACTGTAGAAACAGGGTTTTCCGGTTCTTTTACCTCATATATTGTATAGGAAATTATGATTATTATTCCTAACCAGAAAGGAACAATAGCCGAAATAAAACCAAAAACAGCATGTCCTAATGATCTTTTATCATCAAATAGATATGTCTTCATTTTCCATTTCCTGCATAATTTTGGATTCTATTAGCTTTATTTCACGCAATAAATGCACTCTTGCTAAATAACAAGCCATCTGAGCCAGAGAATTATTAACATATACCCCCTGTACTTCTCCTTCCAGACGTATTTCTACTTCTCCTTTTGCAGTTTCAAATTTCCTCAGCATTTTATAAAGGTCTGTTAGATTTTTCATAATAACCTCGTTATGATTTTTTTATGTTATACAATTTACCATTCCACCATTTAGGAATATCACCAGGCCAAGCTGCATAGTTATTCATGATTTTACGTTCTAAGCCATTTATTATCCATACATAATCTACAAATTCAGAGCATATGAATTTTTCGGGATTTCTTTCTGGATGGGTAAAAGCACTTTTTAATAATGCTGAATAATCATAACCTTTATTATGAGAAAGCAATAGGAAGGCTGTTTTAAAAATAGTCAATGTATTCCATCTGTTTAATCCTTCTGGAACAAATAAGTCTACCTGTTCAGAAGGTTCATTTTTCAACATTTCTTCTAAATCATTAAATTCCAAACCATGTTCAAATGCTTCTATTAAAAATACTTTGTCCTTCAATAAATCATATTTATCAAACCTAATAATCAGAGAAGCATGGCTGTATTCAGTCCATTTCTTTATTACTTCTGAAATAAGAAAGGAATTCTTCCATAAAATACAGCTTCCGGTTACCATTTTAGGTTTTAATGATTCAAAGTTATTCATGATTATCCAAATAATAATGAAGATTCAATTATTTTAGAATCATATCTATAAATGTTTATTAATCTATCGCTACATTCTTTCCATGTATTGCTAAAGTGCTTGCCCTTTCTCTCTCCTATTTTCTTCCAACCCATAGCTTTCCAAAATAAATTGGATTCTAAATCGTAAGCACAACCACAACTAAAGGATAGGGTTTGAACATTGCTCTTTCCATATTCTAAAACTTCAGTTAGTAACATTCTTCCTCTTTGCATCATTCTAGCATCTTCCTGAAGGCATATTTGGGCTATTTTACCTATTCTTATTTTGGAAAGGGGATTACCAAAAGATGCAAGGACAAAACCAACTAAATCACCATTTATTTCACAAACATATAATTTATCATTACATCTATCAGACCATCTATTTTTGCTAGGTTTTAATCCTGTTATAGCAGCTTCATATGCTTGTTTAGGTATAAAACCTATGCTAAAACTATTCTTTTTAGATAAATCTATTATATATTTTAGATCTTCTAATCTTGCTGGTCTTACTAACTCATCAGACATGTTCAATGCTCTCTTAATCCTTTAGGTTTCTCTGCTTTTATTTGCAATTTCCATCTATTCTTTCCGCAGCCATATCTGCAAATTGCTTTGGTAACTACAAACTTTTGTCTGCATTCGAACCATGTTACTTCTACCCAAGCACCAACACCACAATTCCTACAAATTATTCTCAGCCACGGCCTCTCATCCAACTCTATAACATCAAATTTTTCAAACAGGCTTTCTGGATATGTTTCTGATTTGTTTAATAGCCACTCTCTAGGGTCTTCATCTTCTATATAATGTAGCTGAAAACGCACTATTCACTCCAAATAATACATCCATCTAGCAAAGCTATCCCTAACTTTAGGTTCAGGACGTAATAAATTCCCATAAATAACATAAATACCGCTTTTCCTATGAAAAGTATTATGATGTTTTAAAATGCTGTATAATTTACCTTCTGAGTAAAGAAGCAAATATATATCCATATTACCCTTATTAAAATGCACTTTTGAGCAAATTTCTGGATCATAAACAATACATCTAGCAATATACTGTTCTAGCTCATCACTATATTCTTCTACTTCTACTCTCTTCATGGCTTAAATAATGGTAAAATTAATTAATTTATCTGGTAGTATTTGTAGCTGTGTTTGATGTCTCAAAGTCATAACATTTTTCTAATTCATATAGGGTTCCTGGAATAAGCTCTGACCAAGAATGTCCGCAATGCTCACATACATAATAATACCATGTTGGATGAGTAGGTTTCTTGGCTTGTAAAAGTCTTTGTGCCTTACAATTAGGACACGTGGTATATGTCTTATACTTTGTATTATAATTCATTACTGCTCCTTCCTACACATCCTCAATGCCTTCGAGAGGCAAGTCTCACAAAGGTTGTATGTCTTTGTCCTGGTGAAGAAGAAGCTCTCCACCAGAATGTTGATCTGGATGCACTCTTTCTCCTGACCGCATTGGTTACAGATTGCTATGCCTACGTTCTTCATACTTTCTCTCCTGTACTATCTTCTGACCAAAGTGTCTTCTTGGATTCCCACACATCCAACAAGAACACCTTGGCCTGCTGTTCACTAGAATGCTTAGTTCTTTCTCGCTTGGCGAATACCAGGTGATTTCCCTAGCTAATCGCTTCATCAATCGCTGTCTGTTGTATCGTCTTTGTGCTCTAGGTTTTATATTTTTCACTGCTAACTTATTCATCATTATTTTCTTCATCTCCCCAGTCTGGAATAACCAATTGACCATTTGTCTTGATGACATTCCTAATAGCAACAAAGCACATATACTCGTCAACAGATACAAAATGATTATCATGAGATTCAATATTCTCTATATTTTCCATCGCTAGCTTGCTCCTTTTCGAGTTAACAGTGGAAGTATGTATCTGATCCTATCTCTCCCTCAATTAAGACTGGCTAGTGGTTGCAAACCCACGGGACGCCGGCCTTTTGCTTCCACTGAGGGGGATTCCCGACCGCTAGGGTCTAGCCAGTCCGTCTTACACAATCTTTCCCTCATTGCTTAGTTCATCACAAATATCCATTGCTAATTTTGGCGGTATTTGCAACTGTTCTACTATTTCTGCTAGGTCAACAGTTCCCTTATCATCTATATAATCAGCTATAACCCTTTTGAGAGAGTTTGATTCTTTTTCAGTCACAAATACATCCTTTTCACAATCAACAACGATACAAGGTTTGCCTCTTCTTCTCTTTACCTTCACCTTGGCCTCCCTGATGGAGCGGGTTGCAGGAACTGCCCCTGCTCATCCCGTTGGTTAGGGATGCTCGCTGACCGAACCCGCTTCTATCTTATACTATGCAGAAAGATCAATTTTTACCCACCCAGTGATTAATTTAGGATGAACATAAGTTACTTTTACTTCATCCTTTCCTTGCAAATTTACAAAATATACATATCCAATTCTATTTGGTTTCCAAATTTTACCAAGCAAATCACAAGCCTCTATTTCAAGGAGTCCTATAAAATTACCACCATACTTTGCATAACTAATAGCCATGTTAAAATCATCCGTCAGATAGACGTGTAAATGCTTTAACTTTGCTTGGACATATTCAGAAATTCTCTTCTTAAATTTACATTTTAGTTGGCCACAAAAAGAATACTTCTCTATTACATTATTTATGGTTTGTTTCACATCAATTGGTTTTAAACCAGTAATTAAAACTTCATTAGGAGAAATTTTTGTTCCATGATATAGCATTAGAATGCTCACCAACCGAACCCGCCTTAATCCTTCTTCTGCAACAACCCAGCCACTATCGGTAGTGCTATTTGTGCTAACTGCAACCATCCTCCACCGCCTGCACTACCAACTATGCCCGCAATTACATTCATTACATCCTTGATCTGGAGCTCGCCGAGGTTGATGCCTTGCTGATCTAGCAACTTGGCAATAGCGCTCAAGTCTAGTCCTTGTGGCTGAGCGTAGAACTGTTGCTCGCCAATTTTGATACTACGGACTTGGGCCTCAGCTGGAATGTCTAGCTGGGTTGTAATTGCATGTGTTACGACTACTTCTATGTCCTGTGGCATGTTGCCCTCCTATCTAAAATTGGCTTGGCCTGAGTAATAGTGCTTACTTCGATGTTCTGTATATGAAATATCGTCCCATTCTATGGTGTACTGCCCATCCGCTGTTGCAGGACTTTTCTTATGAGTGTATGTACAACTTAATGCAGGCGACTCATTTCCTTGAGTGTCTACAGCCGTAACTACATATTGAGTAGTGCCACTAGTATTTCCTAGCCAATCTACCCAAGAACATTTGCCACTTTGGCACCATCCCTTTGGTATTGAGGCTATTCTATTCTGTTGGTTGATAGCAGGGATCGAACCATCTTCAGCATAAATATTGTAATAACGTATCAGTTCTGGGTAGTTAGAATTGTAACTGGTATAAAAGTCACTGGAGCCTGGGTCATCAAGGTCGCCAGGGCTAGATGGATAAACTGTATCTTGCGAACCTGTACCACTACCATCACTTACGGTGATGGTATATATGTTAGATAAAGTACGGCTTTCAAGACCAGACCACTCAATAGACGTGACAGCATAATACCATGTTCCGTCACCTGGGGTGTCTGTTGCTTCCCAGTAAGAATCGCCTGACCAGGTGCCATCGCTGAAATCATAACGACTAAAAATATCATAACTAACTGTCGTTATGGGTTCCCATGTCGATTTATCAGTAGAACGCCATAATCTAAACTCTTTTATCTCTCTTGGCGGAGGCGGATCATCTGAGTCTTGATTTGGCCAACCCCTACTTGTATAGCCTCGTGGTGATGTTGTAGATAGCCTCCAATCCCATCGAATAGTGACAACTCCATTGGTTGCGCTACAGGTAGTAATTTCAGGCGGGTGTGGAAATTCTGCAATTACCACAAAAAGGTCACGCACTCCAGTAGAACTTAGCCAGTCAGACCCCACAGCTATTTTCGTGCCATCGGGGCTTTGCCCAGGCTTAGTGAACTCGTTAGCTGTTTCAGAATGTAGATATGCCAATATGTAGTGGTCTGCATTATTAGTTGAATTGTATTTAGTTATGCAAACATTTACTGCCGGACTACCACATGTATGTGCAGCGTAATCTGTCCAACCTGTCCACGCATGATATTGGGTGCCTCCAGGCGTAGTGTAAAGCGCCGTTTGTGTAGAGTTTTCCACATCAAAGACTCCTGGACTAACTGGAGAAGCATCAGTGTCAGAAAATGCTATATGAGTACCCCATCTATCAGTAACTCCATGGCTCCAGTAGTCACTAACGAAGTCAGGCAAAGTGCCTGCATTACCATTAACGCATTGAATCTCTTTCTGTGCATCTGTTCCTTCCCACCAGTCGTAAGGGCTAGTATGATCTACTGTGTGATTCGGAGCGTTATTGTCTGTACCCCATGGTCTCATCCGCCACCAGTCAGCAGCAGTGTGTAAGAGATAAATCCAATATCCTTGAGAACTGTTCCCTGTAAACATTTCATCATGCCAATCACCCTGTCCAGTAGACGGAGTATTCGCCCAATATGTATCTAATGAGGGTTGGCTGTAACTTAATTTGAGTTGACGGGAGCTGGAAGGCTCGATTTGAACAATGTAAAATGGTTCGTTTTCAGCCCAAGTACTGGTTAAGTAGTAGAGGCCATCAGAAGTGATAGCGTCTTTCATGCCTCCAGTTCTTAATGAAGTAGTGTCACCAGCTATCATGTCTACTATGAGAGTTGAGCTTACCGAAGTGTCACTAATGACTTCTCTATACACTGCATTCTGATCTTTACCAGAGACACCGTTATCATTATATGCTATTGCGTATGCTATGTCTGGAATGGTCGGAGACCAGTCAAAGTATGGTCTCCTGATGTCTGTTGTACTCACAGATCCATTGATGGGACGCCAATAAGTTCCATCGCTTCTAGCGACATACCACGGATAACCTGTGTTTCTAGTGAACGCTCCTGTTTCGACCTCTTGCACAAATGCAATTCTTTTTCCATCAGCAGACCAAGGTTGCCAGCCATATTCCGTAACTGACCGAACAGTGTTTACATCAGGAAGTTGTGACCAAAGAATAACTTCATGGGACGTTGTTGTGTCTTGGTAGATACATAGTTGTGGTTGCCTTATGTAATAGTTATTTGAGTCTTCTCCACTATAATATGTATTGCTTCCCTTTCTGGAGGAACGTGCCTCTAACTCGTCTAAATTTTCATACGCAAAAACATTTACTGCAAACAACAAACTCATAAAGAATAAGATTGTTAAAGTTATCCTTACTGATCGCATCCTAACCACCCTGTTGAGCTGACATCTACATGGTCAATATAATAATGAATTGGGATATTGGTAGCGTTATCTCCATACTGTCCTAATTTAATCCTCTGAAAATCTGTCTCTGGATTATTTGTGCCACTACCTTGAGAAATGCCATCTATCTTCCATTCCCAGTTATTACTAGAGTTATCCCAATATGCTTCAACACAATATGTTGTTCCAGTGGAAATGGTATATGTATCTCTTGAAGCGTATCCGCTCCAAAGTTGCAGCTCAAGGTTGCCACTGGTTTTGGCTAATTTTATTGCTGCATTCGAAGCGTCCCCCACTGAGTCAGTACTTCTTGGGACAAATATATAATAACTGTCTCCATCAGCTAAGCTCTCCGATTCTAGGTAGAATATGAATCTTACATATATTGCTGAATGGCTAGTTGAAAGATCTGTATATGTATGTGCCCTAGAATAAGTACCAGTAGGAATCTCTATTTCTAACCATTCCCCGTCAAAACCGCATTCAGAAGAACCAGGAGTAGTATTTTCGTCTTCATCAACCGTACCCCCACTAATATTCTCAGTCCAAGTATTATCATATCCAGTTGAATCAAATGTCTCATTGAGTAGGTCACCAGATGAAAACGTACCACAAGATGTTCCTCCACCACTAGGAAAGTTCCTGACTACAATCATCCCAGAGCAGAACAAGAAAATTAAGCATATGAATGGTATCAGTAGCTTTCTCATAATTACTTCTCCACCTTAAGAGCTGCTGTTACCCGCTGTATTGATGTAGCATTACCTTCAACCACAAAAGCAAGGATATCTCCAGCGCTGATTGATGTTGTCCAACCTGTCAATGTCGGATCTTCATACTTAACGCCGGAGGATATAGCTGGCGTGGCACTAGCCGTTATCGAGTCCCCATTCACGGGATGTGTGCTTCCGGCATCAAAGTCTGAGTAAGTACATTTCCAAATGTCCACGGTTACTGAGCCCGATTGATCTGCTAGTAAAGTAACGCTCTTGATGGTGCAGTTATAAGGCACTCTGATGTAGAGCTTTTCTCCATCAGTGAGTGCAGAGCCGCCACCATCTAAAATGACGTTAATTGAGTCGGTAACAACATCGGAGCCATCTAACATATTATCTTCATCTACATTGGTTAAGCTGTTACCAGTGCCATTAGCGTCAAAAGTTGTGTTTGTGAATGTCTTAGAGTCGCTGGCATAAGCAGATAACTCACTTTGCACATAAGCCGTAGTTGCAATACTGGTATCATTGTCATTAGCACTGGCTGTAGGTGCCGTTGGGTCACCGGTTAAGGCAGGAGAAGCCAATGGAGCTTTGGCATCGAGTTGGGTCTGGATGGCAGAAGTCACACCATCAAGATAGCCAAATTCTGTATTGTCCACGCTTCCACCAGCTATCTTGGTTGCGTCTATGGCAGCCGAAGCGTTGATATCTGTGTTAACTATTGCTCCGTCAGCTATTAGGGCACTAGTAATTACTCCAGTCATGTTAGAATCAATAAGGTACTGCCCCCAATCAGAGCCATCGTAGAACTCAAACCTGTTCTCCGCTTCATCATAATTAAGCCAGCCTTCTGACGGCGAACCAGTAGTAAAACCATTCGTGTTACTCACGTCTATATAATGAGAACCGTCAGCGGAGGTGGTCTCGAACCCAGTTGCCTTGACAACCTTGTTAAACGTAAAATCGTCGTCTGTGATCGTGAGACTTGGGTCTGTTCCGGTTCCGGTATCCCAAGTCCAAGATTTAGAAGCATCTGTGTTAGTACCAAAAGTGGTGTCATCTATTTCCGTAGTATCTAGAGCAATAGTTACATTCCCACCTGCTCCACCATCGGTGATATCCAATGCCGTACCTTCAGTAAGCACTCGCTCTGCAGAAAGAGTTGCGTTTGTGGATAGAGTTACATATTCAGCGTCAGTTGGTGCACCTGAACTAGGAGGCACAGCCCATGTGCCATCGCCCCTAAGAAAATCAGAAGTAGATCCACTGAGCTTCGGAAGTAGCCCATGATAGCTTGTGGTTGCATTGAGATCAGTATTGTCGTCAGGTGTACCAAAGTCATCTAGTTTAGTAGTTGTCAAGGCCAATGTACCACTTGTGGATGGCAACGTAATGTTTATGTCTGAGGTGGGGTCATCAGTAGGAGCTATAATACTGAGTTCATTAGTATCATCAGTGGTTCCCTCCCATATGAGCATCGTGGTTCCAGTTGAGACCACTCCATCCGTGAAAGCTGCACCAGATGAGAAGGCTGGGCCTACATCTGTAATATCACCACTTCCGCTAGGGGTTCCCCAACTTGGTGCAGATGTGGCACCATTGCTCATCAAATATGTACCAGAAGAACCAAGGGCAAGTTCGGTTATATTTCCAGAACCATTACTGTAAAACAGCCTCCACGCTGTAGGAGACGCTAATGTCTGTAAATCACTGTCAAGTGCTCCATTTGCAACTGAACCAGATGCGGAAATAGTCAAATCATCAGCTACTTCATTGTCTGCCCAAGGGTTAGCAGTATTAACCCAGTTAGCTGTTATTGTCTCAGCTTCGTCTAGCATGGCTATTGAGTCAACATCAGAAAGATCAGAACTGCTTATTTGAGTTCCATTTATCTGATAAACAGCCCCGCTGGGCAGATTCAAGTTTCCAGTGTCATCAATCGTAACATTGGAGTTCTGGATCATCTTCCCGTCAGTTCCGTCAAACCTTGCTATTGCATTATCCGTAGAAGAAGAAGGACCTGTTACGTCCCCAGTACCAGACACAGCATCTGGCACCCAATAAGTACCGTTCCATTTAATTACATCGCCTGTGGATGGTGTGCCACTGATAAAGTCATGTAGACTGATATCATTAGCATCATCACCTCCAGTTGCGATATTAAGAACGGGTTGATCTATTTTATTATTATCAAGCCCATCACCAGCTAATAAATCAGGATCAAGTGAATTACTCACTTCTAATGATTGGTCAGAAATAATTAAGCCATTTCCAGGCATCAATGTGCTAACTGCCCCGTCCGAATCATCCCAAAAGAGAATTGCATCAGTATTAGGGTCAGTTAGATTTGCTATATCATCCAACCAATCATCATAAGCCTGTACATCTGTTCCTATTTCTAAGCCTAAGTTAGTCCTAGCCGTAGCCGCATTACTAGCTCCAGTACCACCATCTGCTATTGCTACATCAGTAGAACCAGGTGCATAATAGTCGGTTCCAGCTACTCCAGCGGAATAACCACTTTCATTCCCAGCCCCTTTTACCAATCCGTTGATACCAGAAGCCAGCGAATCAAGATCAGAATCAGCAGGTTGGTAGGTACTGGACAAATCAGGAATCATATCTTCATGAATCTTAACTAATCGCCATACTCCACCACTTGAGTAGTCATCCGGTCTTATCACATTCGGTGAGCTCTCTGCATCCGTGCCGTCAGCATCAAAGATATACTCGTAAACTGTGACTGTAGTGCCGGAAATTACTGTTACTATGGCAGAGTCACCATCAGCCAAGTCATCCGAGTTAGGTGCCCCACTTGCTGTGATATCCAGTGCATCTAAGGCTCCGGTTCCTCCACCAGTTAACGCTGTACAACCATAACGGTTAGCTGCGTAACTCTGGCTACAAACTAGGATAAAAAAAGCTAAAATCAAAAACAGAATCTTTTTCATATTACACGCTCCTATAAGTCTTGGAATGTTATTCCTCCTGTATCTTTATAGTTTATCCCTGCTCCATCCATGAATGTCATATATCCAGCCTGAGATGGCGGAGCTGGTGTTGAGGCTAAAGCATACATCCTCTGCATATGCCACCTTCTCCCATCCCACCACAATGCCTTCCTCTCGTCACATCCAATGTCAGGCGTGCCGAGGATTGGTTGCTTGTCTATGTCCAAGACTGTCTCGTGGAAGCCTGAGATGGTTGTGCCTGCGTTGATGCAGGGAGAGTTGTGAGAGAGTCTGAAACCAGATAGCAACGGGTCAGACTGGATATTACCATCTATAGTATCACCATTGCTATCGGACGTATTCCAGGTAGACACTGACATAGCAGTGCCACGGTAATAGATGACGTTAGCAATACCAGATTTATAAACACAATTATTCTCAAATGTGTTGTTCAGAATATCAGAAGCGTTATCAACTACGATGCCATAGTTATCAAGGCTATCTTTCGAGTCCAAACCACAGTTATAGACGATGTTGTTAGAGATAATGTTATCCTCTTTATTGTTAGCATCTGTTCTAAGCCTAATTCCAGCTTCATCACAGTTGAGAATGGTGTTATTGGCTATTTTATTATCATGGCAGACATTAGAACCATAACCCTGTAATTCAATGCCTTGGGCTGTACCGTAGCTATAGCAAGGCGAATTGCTAATTGTATCTATGAGATTATAAGCAAATATGTTATGATCGCCGTTGATTTGATTTCTTACAGTAGTATTTAATATACAGTTTCTAACAATCTCGTTATACTGAGTTTTGGTATCCGGCCCGCTAACACTAAATCCCCGCATATAGGAAACATTTGCACCAATTATAACGTTGTCCGAGATAGTGTTGTACTTGACGCCGTTACCAGTAGAGGTAGCAGTAAGCCCAACACCGCAATGACCCCAATTGGAAATGGTGCAATTGGTTACGTTGCAATGTTCAGCACCTTGATAAAGTGTGATTCCATCGTTTAGGTTTATATCTTCGTGGTCATAAGTTCCGTTAAAGCCGGATGATATAGTACAATTCACAATATCAATATAAGTAGATGAATCTGGAGTGGAGTCCTGTTGTATTTGCACGCCCTTGACAGCACCATAACCAATTGTACAATTCTCCACAATGGCATGATCTACATTGACTAAATATAGACAGGCAGAATACCCACCACGAAGTTCAATGTTCTTGATCTTGATGTATTGTCTGGCTTCCGCATATAAGGCGTAACTAGATGAACTACCCTTCATTGACGAATATTCATCGGCCGGATTCTGGGTAGCGTAGACATATAAAGTACTTGAACCAGTATCGTAATACCATTTATAGGTAAAGTTGACTGTAGTGGAGGACGTAGCTAAAATTGCCTCATCACCATCTAAATACAGTCGTCCTGGACGAGGGCTATAGCTCATAGACCAAATATTATTGCCATTATCTGTCCAATTAGAGGACTCATCCCAACCGGTAAGTTCATTTATTACATTGATAATAATTGTGTCGCCCTCTCTACCCTCAAGAGTAACATATCCGGTAGCATCACCTACATCATTACTGCGCCATACTACTTTATCGAATTCAGCAGTTCCTCCTGGAGTACTTGCTAAAACTCTAATCTTGTCGTTCGGCCCTAAGTCTTCTCCATCAAATGCTGCTTGTATGTCTGTATAGTCGCATCCACTAGAACATACAGTATAGGTAGTCGCCCACCCCACCACGGGCAACAGCAAAAGCATTATCAAGGTTACGAGAAAAAACGCTTTCTTCATTTAAGCCTCCACCGAGCAAATTGTCAGCGAACAAATTGCTACGGATAATAAACATCAAACACAATCGTAATGGTTGCCTTCTTCGAATCTCCCATCCCTGAGAGGGAAATTGTCATGCTATCCCAAACATGAGTCCAGTCCAGGTAGATGCTTGTTGCAGAGCTGTTACTTAGGTTTGTGCCTTGTCCGCCTGTAAGAATCTCTCTTCCATTGCTGTCTTTGATGCTTAGGTCAAAATTATCATCAGGAGTATCTGTTCCGTCTGGTTCAACAACTATGCAACTATATCCTGCAATATCCAACATCCCCAAGTCGCTGATGGTGATGAAGGCATCTCCATCTCCATTAGAAGTAGCTTCTAATGTAAGTTTATATCTATTATTGCCATAATATTGTAATCCTGCTTGTGGATTGGTAGGAGACCATGTTCCCGAACTAACTGTATAACTTCCAAGAAGGGCAAAAGAATAAACAGGCAGGAATAAACTGAAAACCAATAAAAAGAGCATTACTTTCTTCATTTTCATCTCTCCTATATAAAAGTTATGATAAACTATCAAATCATGAAATTTAGTGTCAAATTGCTAATAAATTATATTTAATTACCCAATCCATACTCATCTATTTTTATAGGTATCAACCTTGGAGTTCCTGAAAAAGACCTTGTGTAATAAATGGGTAATTTTAATTTTGTATCTGGGGTTCCAAATACAAATACCTTATCTCCTACTTTATAATCATAAAAATCCGTAGGTTGAACTTTTGTACCATCCTTTAGTGTTATCAATTTATTTATATTATCTTCATTTTCTATAGAAACTACTTCACTGTAATAAAATTGTGTTGTCCTTATTGGTTTTTGTACATATTGTTTTTCTGCATCAGCCATCTCTATTCCTCTTCTGCAGTATCCACAACATAATAAAGAACATCACCAAAATAATTTTGAATTATTAAAGAAGAAGTTGTAATACCTGGAATTGGAGCTGCTCTAAAACTTCTTCTCCAAGCATACTGAAACTTTCTACCTCCTAATATCAATATTTTATGAGCGGTTACGCTACCACCTATAACTTTAAAGTTTAATCTATAAAAAGGCTTAGGCTCTACAGAAAACCAATATTCATACATTTCCCCACATTTACTCTCTTCTGGAGGAAATTCCATCCTAACAATCAGTGATGGTATCCTCTCATTCTCACCAAATAAAGAAGATTCTTCTGTGGTATAAATCATTTCTATCGAACAATCCAAATCATCAAAATATGTCTTATTTGTAACATATGCGATAATATCTCTTTCATTATCACTACTTTCAGCTTTCGGGAACATACCTATTTTAAATACCTCAGCTCCCAATCTAGGCAATGCTTGCATAATATTTCCAGTTATGTTTTCATATTCATCATCTTCTACAACATCATGTTCTTCATCTGTAACATATGCAACCACTTGGACTCTCAATGCCTCTTCTTGAGCTTTGTTATATAAATTTTCTAATTGAGTTATTTCATAATTAAATATGTTTTTGTATAATGATGCACTATTTTCACAATATTTTTCATAATTCTCCCTTAAATCTTTTATACTTTCTTCAGTATCCTTCCATACTTTATATCTCAAGTTATCATCAGAAAAATATCTACTACCGCTTATCCATTGGATATATTTGGATATCCATACATAAGAAGAACCCAACATTTTATTTTCTAATTGGTCAGCAGTATAAAATACTGAAGAAGCATAGGTTTGGATGTTATGAAAATGTCTATAGACATTATAGACATAATTCCTTAAATCAAAAAATATATCCACTCTATTTTCAGTAGTAGAACTTCCTTCATCTCCAGGTGTATTTACTTCACAAACACCTCTAACTGGGCAAATTCCTTTAGGATGCACATATGTTGTCATTCTAATTTCTTTAGCCATAATATCAATCTATAGTAAACCAATCATTTGCAAGGCCATCTTGATCGCTTTGCAAGTAAGGAGAAGGTGGTATCAATTTTAATTCATGACGGCCTCGTGTTAATTTCCCTATATAACAATATCCATTATCATCAGTTACACCTACTGTTTTACCATCAACCTGAACTATAGTTCCTGGAACTACGGTTTCGGTGGTAAAATCTTTTACTACAATACTACAACTTGGGTTATCTTCATCCTCGTCTTCTTCAGATAATAATGTTATTATCTGATTAGCAACAATGTTGTCATTATTTACAAAGTAAATGCATACATTTTTTTCTGGATAATCTGATGGTATTGATTTCAGGGTATAATAATAAACCTCAAAAGAATAAGTTATTTTAAAATATCCAAAATAATTACCAGAAGGTAGAATAATTCTTCTACCATCAAAAGTTACATTCCCATTATTCTGCCCTAACCACTTATATTCAGATATACTGGAAGGTAGATACCTTAAAGTAATCTCATTTGTATCAGAATATTTCTTATCTATGGCAAAATATTCCGTTATGGTATCTCCAGAAGTTCCTGAAGGAGATAGAGACCCAGAAGAAGTCCATGTCTCCTTAATATTTGAAGAAGTAATAATAGATAATACTATTGGTTCTCCTGGAGAAAAACTCATTTTACCATTATTTTTATCAGGATCTATCTCTATATATAAATACCCGTCTTTTCCTTGAGGAGTTGATTCAAAATCTATAACATATGTAGCTAAAATGCTCATATATATACCTTCTTAGTGGTTAAATTTTTAGTAGGTAATGGTATAAAAATATTTGGAGTACCCAAAATAACCACACCTAAATCACCTTTTTTAACATTCAGGTTATCCTGAATCTTAGTTTTAACTATTTCTCCAGAATTTAATTTCACAAAATAATCATTACCGGAGATATCACTTATCATGCCTTCTATGGTATTAGATGTTTTGAAGATATCAGTTAAAACTTTAGTTAAATGGGTCTGCATATTCTCCCTCTACATTCATATTTACAGAAACACCCTTATTTTTATCAATATTTATAGTCATAGAAGTTATTCTGTATTTGGAATTAACTTCTGGATTATCACAATAAATACCAACAATATCCCCATCCATTAACCCCCTATAAGGCACTGAAAGTTTATATTGTTTATATCTATAATACCAGCTATATAATTCTTGCTTACCTACAATTACAGCTTGAGGTTCTGTAGTAATTAAGGGGCTGGAAATAGTAGTTTTACGCTTTTCTTCTCCAGAACCTGTTTTCTGTATGACTATAGAAACAGCCATCTATATAGCCTCCACCCAGATTAAAACAGGATCAAAATTACCAGAAACGCTGGAAAATATAATTGGAAGATATTTAGCTGTATAAGTCACATTCCCTATTCCCATACTCTTAGTCTGAGAATATATGGTAGAAGATACCCCAGCATTATAAGTTATAGATCCCAAATCTGTACCATACCATTCAATAGAAGCACTCTCTATAGTATGGGATACACTACCTTCACCATTTGTAAAAGTAACATCCTCTTCAAACGTATCCGTAGTTACTGACCCTGCAGTTATAGACCCATTTGTAGCATGAACACTAACTGAATCTAATAAACTACTTGGAGATCCATATAATCTCAGATAAATTGTATCCCCAGGATAAAAACTGGTTCTACCATTATTATCATCTGACTCTATTGCAAGGGTAAGACTACCAGCTTCTCCTTCATCAAAATCCAATACATAAGTAGCAAGGATTCTTTCTGTCATTTATACCTCCTTGGCTATTACAAAAAGAACAGAATCTTCATCGAGATCTTGAGCATACCATAAATCATAAGCAGTATTATAAGTTATTGAAACTATACCTTCAGTTCTATCTCCCGAAGGAGTCAATTTCAATGTATTCTCCCTTTCTGGATCTACAGTTATAGTTCCTGGGTTTAATCCTATCCATGAATATGAAACTATATTTAATATTGGATATTGTGTAGTTCCTTTAGAAGAAACTATTTCTACTTCCTCAGTTATTTCTTCGGTTATTGTTCCTTGGTATGTCAATGATCCATCTGTTGTCCTAAATTCATAAAAAGAATCTGGATAACCCGATTCATTATAATCAGGAATTGCAGTTAAATACACTCTGAAATAGATAGCATCTCCTAAGGTAGGAGAAGGTGGAGTCTTATCAGGATCTAAAACTATTGTTCCACTTACATTGCTTTCCTGTTTAGTAGATGTATCTGTTTCAACTAATACTGCATTATATCCACTTTCCTGTATTTCACTCTCACTTAATGAAATAATATTATCATAATAATCAAAATCATAATCAGTTGTTTCACTTTCTATTTCATCTGGATTATATGGATATTTATATCTTATTATTAATTCGCCTTGCTTTCCACATCTAACTATACCTCCACCAGCTTTAGCAATAGCATCTATAACCTGTATTTTAGTTTTACCTGCTATTTCAAATGTATTTTCCGGTATAAAATAATCAAAAATATTATATTCTAGGGTAAAACCAGAAGCTAAATTAGCTATAACATCACTAGCCACTCCTGAAGATAAATATTGATCTGTTAATTTCGTGGAATAAGGCTCTGAAAGTATAGCTGTTTTACTCCTTCCCCATATTTTTATAACTCTTTTGCCAAAAGATGCACTAAATTCACGTTTTTCTAGCAAGAAATAATAATCATCTATACCTATTTTTATATGTATCCTTAATGTTTCAGAACCATCAGGCTCCAATAATGACCATAATGATAAATCTGATATTTCTGCATCGAAAGAGTTGGTAAAATAGTTTTCCGATAAAGTAATAGAAATATTTTCCACACTATCTTTAATAGACTGCCCATCTAAAAATATATCAAAATCACCTGTAGAAGCACTAGCTCCTTCATCAGCTACAAGATCAAAGTCTCCCAAATGAAGAGGATCTGATTTTCCTAATGTTGTTATTAGAGAGTAATCTTTTAAGAGTGGGTTTATTGATAAAATGTCATTTATGATTTTTATGTTTTTCTTTAATTCATCTCCAATATAATTAATAATATCTATAGTTTTAAAGGTTTTTTCATCAATAGAATTTAGTAATGTAGTTAAAATCAAAATCTCATCAAAGTTTAAACTATTAATCAAATCATAGTATTTTTCTACAGGATCATAACCTAGTTTATTGAGCAAATTCATTAATCTTAGTTTATCTTCTATGATATGATTAACTAAATTCCGGTATAAAATATAAATTATAGAATTCTTAACATTATAGAACTTTATACTCTGTATGAGGTTTTTAATATTATATAATACTTTTAATGAGATAGTATTTAGAAATGAAAAATCCTTATATAAACTAAAATGTATCTTCCAAGCCAATTCTCTTAACATTTGTTGAAGATTTACTTTCCAAGCAATAGTTTGAGAAGAAGTTTCAAGCCCTATTTGCCAAGCAATTATATTTTGTAGAAAAGATTCTATAGTTCCTATAGTAATCAAATTGTTAAACAACGATTCTTTTACTGTACTTATCCAATCAGAAGACCTAGCAGTCTTAGAAATCCTCAATAAAGCTATTAAATCTTCCCAATAATCATCCCCAGCATCTGAATATTTTCTCCCTATAATATGCCCTACAGAAGATAAATCCGCAGACCCAACAGCAGAATTGGCATCTGTTCCATCAGAAGAGGCATCTATATATAAATTGATAGTATAGTCGTCCAAAACCCCCACAACATAATGGTCGTTATTGTCTGCTATAGTCGTAGTAGATATAGCTTGCACATCATCACCACCATCATCTTGCTTCCACAGTCTCAAATAGTTAGAACTATCTTTCCTGAAATGTATTGTAGGTGTTTCACCGGAAGTTCGTGCCCCATATATAGTAGACCAAGTAGTCGTGTCATCGGTTTTGACAAGGGCTTCAACTGTGAAATCACTATCTCCCAAGATATCTAAATAACCTTTATCATTACCTATAGATATGTAATCATCTGTTCCATCAAAATTTTGACCACCAGCAAAAGATGAAGTGGTTTCTTGAGGCTCATTAGCTCCCTTCTTAGTAAGTATTTTTCGCTCTTCTGTAAGAAGTTCATCCCTCAAATACTGCGTCTTATATTTAAAATTATGAATATCTACTAAATCTTCTATGGTATATATCTTACCCGTATCATGTGTTCCAAAGAAAAATCTATCTCCATCCCATGCAAAACCTTCTCCCTCTTCAGAAATATTAGTTTTATATTCAACAGTATCAATAGTTCCATCATCTCTTAATAAAAGCTCAAATATAGAAACTTGAGAGCCATTGTCTGCTAATAAAAATAACCTACCATCAACATAATCCATCCCTTGTGGAATACCTACCCCACTATGAGACCATACATTCCCCAAAGTGTAAGTTCCATCAGAATGAAGAGTTACCTCTCTAACCTTAAAAGCATAAGGAGAAGTTGTCTCTGAGGTAAAAACATAAATCGTATTCCCTTCCTTATAAGCTATTTCTCCCCCTTCTCCATAATCCACAGATGATAAATCCCACTCCTGTTGTTTAGTACCTGTTTTAGTTATTTCCCATACCTCATAGGGCTCGGAACCTCCCGAACAAAAAAGTAGCGTATCATTATCTTCATGAATATCCCCTCCCGCTGCATGTGGTGGGCCTGAAAAAGAGGTAACATCTGTACCGTCATACTCAAATTTATATATAGTACCATCTACTCCAGCACCGTTATCCTTACCCCAATAAAAATATGTACCATCCGCAGCTAAACCTTGATTCCCATAATTAGAGGATTTCGTCAGATAAGTATATAAATCAAAAGAGTCTACCATAGAGGTAGCTAAAAGAAAGTCATTATCCCATACACCCGAAGCCATGTAGCTTCCAGCCCTACCAACATAACCACTAGCCCGTTCACAAGAAGAAACAACAAAATCTTCAAAATAGCCAGATACAGAAGGATAATCTCCACCACAAGAAAATTCTAAAGCTACCACAGCACTATCTGAATACATTGTGATCTCACCCAGTGAAATCCAATCTCCAGTAGTCTTGTAATAATATCTTGTTAAATCTCCTTCACGAACCAAACGTAGCGTAAAATCAGTATCTGTCACATTATCCCAATCCAAATTGGTAGAAGTCCCTTTGTTGTATCTCGATTTAATAAACTGCTGCCCTATTGTCGAATCGTATCCTCTTCCAACATAACACCAATGACCTCCTCTATCAGGAAAATGTAGTACTAAATTCATTACCCACCAATTAGTAGAAGGAGTAGAATCTAAATGACCTTTTACCTGGATATCAAAATCTCCCCATAATACAGATTTCAATATAATTCTATTCCTTCGGTTGCTTGAAGAGACTGAAATAGATAATCTATTAGATTGTATCGTTGGATTACCTTTACATACTCGCCATTTCAATATATCAGGAGGATCACCGTCTACACCCGTAAAATCATCAGATAAGTCAGTAGGAGAAGGATGCCATCTTTGGTCATCAGCATCTTCATCATAATATAAATAGATTTTTGTATCAGATGAGCTGGATACATCGGGAATTCCTACAACTATCCAACCATCATTAGAGTCAGACTCCCATCTCTGAACATTTACAAATAATCTTGTAGTACCATCTTCTTTAGATATAGCAATTTTTTCATAATGAGATCCTACTTTACTAAACACATCAGATAAACCACTAGCAGACATATCTATATCTAGAGGAAAATAACTTATATCACTCCCAACTTTTGTACTATCTATAGTTAGAGGTATCCTGTTTTTAAATCCAGGCAAAAATCCAGCCATATTTAATCCTTAAGGTTCTAGATATTCTACTACAATAGTTGTGTTGTCATTAGGATCTGTCGAAGCACCAGCATTTACGACTCTTTTAAACCATATATAATTCTTATCTCCAGACGCCATATTCCCCAAATCCAATTTATTACTGGAATCCCTAAATGTGAAAGTTGTTTCTTCCCAACCAGTTTGATCTGGAGCTGTATCCTCGTCAGCTATGGTAGTAGGGGAAGAAGGATTCTTCCCCTCCCAAGCTATTTGAATAGAAGTATCTGAAGAAGAAGTATCTGAATCAAAATAGACTTTTACAGAGTTATAAGAAGCCCCATTGGCATATAAGACTAAACACCTGTACTCAGTATCTCCAGAAGAAGCCTCCGAAGCTAATACGTCATCAAACAAATTATTCATTGCAGTGGAATTGAGTTGTGTTGCACTCATGCTGCCACCAAGAGATTCGTTTGGATCTCCATTATCTGAACCTGAATATGTATATCTCCATTCTAAAGGCATTTATTTCTCCTTAAGCTGATTCCCCATAAATACCAACAACAACTGTATTGTTGGCTTTACTATTTGCTCCGGCTGGAACTACTTCTTTCATCCAAACTGCCTCACTAGCTGGATACAATTCAAAAACCAATGTGTCACCACTAGCCCATGTGCCCGTCCAACCTGCAGAAGGAACTGTAAAATAAGGTGTAGAAGTATTTGGGTTAGAAGGAGAAAAATCAGATGAAGTAGTTCCAGATCCTAAACTTCCCAAATAACTACCAGAGGCATCAAAAGCCGTAGCGGAAGTAAAAGTCAAAGTTATCGTATCTCTAACTGAGCCTTTATTATCCCCTGTTATTGGATGATTAGCATCATCGAAATCCCCATCGCCAGCCGTAGTTGCTACCACCGAATCAGTATAAGCATGTAGATCTCCTAAATCCAAATAAATGGCAATTCTGGTATAATAGGTAATTCCACCGTCATCATATGAAATTGGATAATCATACTGTAACTGGCTATCCAATCCAATTGTGGCAACACTTCCAGACCAACTTATAGAGTCTATCTCATTAAATTCGCTATGGTGTGTAGTATCAGATTCATCTTTGAGATTAGTTATATATAATTTATCTCCTGAAGCTAGTACTCCATTTAAGTCGGTTTGAAAGAAATTTACTTCTATAGAGGTAGCTCCGGCACTGGCAGCAGAATTCAGTCTTCCAGTTCCATAAAACTTGTAGCTGGAATCAATATCATTCTGAGTATCTGTAGCCGTACCTGTAGCAATCCTGAAATAATCATCTCCAGTGCTCAACTTATCTATGAAGAAAGCTACATTATACAAGGTATCCTGCTCATCATCTATATTATGAACAAAGATTTTTCTATATCTGGTTAATCCAGCTACCCTCTCAGCATTGGTAACACGAGGAAAAACATTATATAAGGTATTATCAGTTACCTGGGTATAACTCTCCCTACCTCCATTGTTATTGCCGTCTGTATTTACAGAGGCTTTAAATAAAACTATTTCTGATGTAGATACTGGCATTTTTAACTCCTATTTATTTTCCATTTGTTTATTTAAAACCCTAGGTTGAGGCGGAGGTACTGCCCCTCCACACATTGTAAATAGTCCTTCCGGCCTAAATACGCATGAGAAATCTCTTGGGTTAGCGAAAATAATCTCTACTTTTCTTATTTTATTATCCTCAGTTAGATCTAGATGAAATTCCATACCTCTTCTAACATCTTCAATAACCATTTCATACCTCCAATAATTTTATAGTTCCATACATATAATCGTCATCTCCTAAGTTATTCCTATTTATAAGTGGTTTAAAATCCAAAACAGGCGGATCATTAAATCTAAAAATAACTTCATAAGAAGTATTACCATATACCAAAGTTATAGGGCTATTGACTTCTATTAAACTTTTCAATTGTTTATAAGTAGCATATGTTATCCAACCACTTTCTCTTGTAGCCACCAAATTTATAGGTTTTCCTGCAGTAGCTTCAACAGCATAATAACAGATCCTACCCCCTAAAGTTCTAGTAATAAAACCAGAAAAAGGTTCCCAAGAGAAATTATTCTCTATAACCATTTCATTAGATAATGCTATACCACCTAATGTTATACTCATATCGACATAAGCCTCTCTTTTTCAAGTCGCTCTACAAACATATCAACTATTTCCTTATCACCAAACAAAGGAAATTGTGTTCCACCTAGATTCAAATTTACATTTACTATTTCTTTAGGTTTGGATTCTTGCACTACTCCTCCTGCCTGCATTTTAGGAAAAGAAGCGTTGAAAACCAATCCCTCATTTATACTCTTAAAAAATCCAAGACCTAAATTCTTAACAATTTCCTTTCTTACAACAAATTCACCAGGTTCTAACCATGTAGGAACTACATCCCCGCCCCCATATCCAGGAATCCAACCACCTGTAGATTTACCTTCCCCTTTTGAAACTGCTATAGAAATCTTAGCTTTCCTATTTATATCATCAAGCAATTTGCTTACATCTTTGAGTTTGGTTATTACAGAATCCAAATTGTCTTTAATAACTAATTTAGGTTCTGATTCCACTATCTTTTTTATAAGAGCCTCAAATTTAGGAACTATTTCAGTATCAATATTATCCTTAATTTCCAATTGTCCTTGCTTCTCTAAGCTCTTCTTAACAGCATCCATAGCCGATCTCATCTCTGTAACCAAAGAGTTGAGAGATTTTTCCATCATATTTATTTGAGCTTCAAGAGTGGTCTTCTGATCTTCAAGTACAGAATCCTTCACATCTGAAAGGTCTTTCATCAATGCTTTGATTCTATGTGAAAGAGATCTAACTTGAGCTTCACTTAACTTTGTAGTAGATAGAAAGGAAGATTTAAGAGCATTTAATCTTTGTTCAGCTTCTCTTAGATAAACCTTTCCCTTTCCTTCATCAGCATAAAGTCTAGCTTCACTCAATAAAGAGCTAATACTTCTGGCTTCTCTTTTTAATCTATCGAAGGTACTTCTGGAAGTACCCTCCATCTTCCTCAGTTTCTCACGTACAGCGTTATCGAAACTCTTTAAAGACAACTCCAGAGAAACTTCATTCTGTTGAAGTTGGACATTTATATCATTTAATTGTTGATATAATTTCTGAAGAGCAGATGTTTCATCTTTTACTAGCTGATCTATGGTATTTTTATAATTAGTTGCAGCTTTACTCATCTCAGAGTAAAGCCTAGTTTCTTGCTCTGCTCTCCAAGCATTTATCTTATTTATAGTCTCAGCATTGCCTTTAGCCAGTTCCAACTGCCTTTTATAAGATTGTTCCATCAATTGCATTCGAGCAGTTATAGAACCTATATCTACAAGATAAGTTTGTTTGGCTTGTAATGCTTTTTGCTGGTTTATCTGGATCTTTTGAACATTGGTTAGTTCGTTCAACTTCTTTGTATAATCCACGATACCCCAAGCAACCTGTTCTCTAATCAGATTCAATTTCTGTAAAGTATGAGAATATTGCAAAGTAAGAGTTTGAACATCTTGGAGCGGTTTCATAGTATTTTTAAAATTAACAGTAGTTCTGGATAATGTTGTATCCATATCAGAAAACTGTTTCTGAAGCACATTAATAGAAGTTACTAGGGATTTTATCTGAATATCCTCATCTTCCAATAGGCTTACAAATCTCTGAACCGCTCCCCCCTCAGTAGCAGGTAAGATTCCTTCATCTATAAGGGTACTAAATGCTACCTTCAAAGCATCTATATCTTCAGACGTACTAACAAATTGTGTAGATAACTCTACAAACAATTTGGGATATTTAGCTAATTCTTTTATATTTTTTGTGTCTATAAAAGTTAGGTCTTTTATAGACCCCCCTTCATATTTTAATATATTTAAGAAATTTTTAAGTGATTTTGTATAATCATTTATTGTCTTATTTGAAGAATATAACTTTTTAGCAAATTCAGGGCCTGCAAGCTCAACAACTTTTATGAAATCATAAAGTTGCTTGCTCATATCTTTTGTAATGCCTGTTAATTCAACATTTTGGTCTCTAAGTGATTTAAGCCACTCTGAAGATAGGGGAGATCCTAATAATTTTTGAATGTTAGAAATAGCTTTATTTAAATCACCTACATCCGGTAGACCTAATACCACATCAGCTTCAGTGAAAGGAGTAGCCAATTCATCTCTGTAGTTTTTATAGCTTTTCAATATCTGTATTAATTCCTTATTCTGTTCTTCATAAGTATCTCTTAGCTTCCTATTGGCTTCAGCTTGTTTTTCTAATGCATCTGAAAATTCAACTATCCTCCGTACTCTTTCTATTTCTATATTACGCTTTATAGAATCATTCAGAAGTTCTTGTGCCTTCCTAAGAGTATTAGTGGTATCAGCACCTGTAACTATCTCGGCATTATATTCCTTCATTAACTTATTATATTCTTCTAGGGGAACTAAACCTGCTTTGTACGCCTTAGTTACTGCCTGAATAAATAAGCCTGCCCTTTCCAACCCTCTTATCTCGGCTACAGTATCATTAAAATTACTCATAGACAGGCTTAACTCATCTATCCTTTTCTTTGCTGATTCAGCAGCTAAAACTATTTCACCTACCGTCTTGGTAAATTTTATAGCCCCTTCTGGGGTTATTTCCATTTTTCTAAGACCTGTAAGAGCATCAATAAAATGCGTAATGGTAGGCACTAAATCCACAAATACCGCTTTTATGCTATTCCAGAATATAGTTAATCTAGCCTGCAAACTTTCACTAGCAATAGCAGCCAGAGAAGCAGCACGGGCATAATTATTAAAAGATGTACTCAACTGTGCAACCTTTTCAGCATTGGATACAAGAACTGCGATTCCAGAAGCACCTCTTCTTCCAAACGCTCTAAATGCATCTGCAGCAGAAAATCCTGCCTTCTTAAGAGTGTTCAATATTTGAGTTATTGTATGTAATTGGGGGTCTACATCCTCTATAGTCAATCCTAAATTGCTTAATGTATCTATAAGCCTATTAGAGGGTCTTAATAATTCGGCAAACATAGCTCTCATAGAAGTACCGGACGTAGAAGCTCTAATACCAGCATCAGCCATCGTACCCAAAATAGCAGCAGTTTCTTCCAGAGTTACATTTATTTGGGGGGCAATACCTGTAATATAATTGAAAGAAGTATTCAATCTATCCACAGTTAATCGAGTGCTGTTTATTGCAGAAGTAAAAATATTTGCAACATCAGCAGCATTGGAAGTTTCAAGATTCCATGCCTGCATAGCAGATAACATTAAATTAACGGTGTCTGAAAGTTCAGATCCGGTTGCAACAGCAAGCTGGGAAGTAGAAGTTATAAGTGCAATTGATTCTTGAGCTGTATAACCTGCCTGACCTATTTTTATCAAAGCATCTGCTATATCAGTAGCAGCAAGAGCATATCTCATTGAGAGGTCAACCACCGTATCCGTTGCCAAATCTACAGCTTCTGTAGTAGCTAGGGTAATAGTCTGGAACTTTTTCATCTTGTCTTCAAGTTCCACTATTGTTTTAGTTACATCGCTAAAAATTCTCCTTAACTCCCATAAAGTCCTATAAAGCAGGAATACCCCAACCAACCTAAAATTAAAAAACCCAGATAGAGCAGAACCTGCTCCAATTATAGTTCCCCTTGTTTTTTCAGCTTCAGTCTCAGTCTGTCTTAAGATACTTCTTACTACCCCTAAAGATCTCTCTAATTTTTGTGTATTATTCTTCCATTCCCTAGTAAGAGTTCCATTTGCAGCAACAAACTTGGTAGTTGTCTTCAATATATTAAGAATCTGTTGCTCTCTAGCTCTAAGTTCTGCAGTAGTTCTTAATTCTTCTATACCAGTGGTTAATTGCTCTATTTTCTCTTTCGTTATGGAATCCAAAATCTTTTTAGATTCTATTCTGGATCTTACTTCCTTTTCTACACCTCTAACGGTTCTATCGGAAATATCTGATAATTGCTTTGTAGCTGCTAAGGTTTCATCTACAACCTGTTTTCTTTCCTTTATTAGCCTTAAAACTCTCTCGGCATTTTTAGTTTCTTCTTCAGATCCTCCAGAAACCTTTAGATTTTTCAAATATTGTTCTTGAGCTACAAGCAAATTATTTAATTTTTCTTGTTCGGCCACTAATAAAGTATAAGCAGATTTTTCAGTAGATAATTGTGTGTTTATCCTACCTAATAAAACCTGCTGTTCTGTAGTAAGATTAGCTTGCTGTAATAATTCATCTCTAAGTCTTACTTGAGATTGTTCATTCAATAACCCAAGCTCATACTGAAGCTGCAAAGATCTTATAGATTGCTCTCTTGCAGTAGTTATAGCTTGTTCTATTTTTTCTCTATTTATACCAAAAGCCTCAATTAACCTATTAGCTTCTAAGTCTTTAGCATAAGAATCCGCTATTAATTTCCTCAACTTTGAAATATTTGATTCTATATTATATTGGCTTTCTAATTGAACATTTATTTCTGCAAGAGTAGAAACTGCTTTTTTTATGCTTTTATCTAAATCTATACCTAAAGAAGCTCTGGATTTCTGAATAAGAAGATCATAATAATCCACAACCTGAGAAATAGAATATACTCTTTTATTTTCAAATTTTATTAATTCTGCTTCTATTTCAAGTTCTTTCTTCCTCTGCCTAAGCGTGGCAACTGTTTCAGCAGTTATAGTTTTCCCTAAAGAATACGCTTCTTTTAAGAGAATATTTACCAAATCTAATTCTGATCTAATTTTCTCTATAGAACCTTTAGATTTTAAAGATTCAACATAAAAAGAAGCCCAATCTTTTGTAGATAAATTAAGGGTATTTAACACATCTTTTAATGAAAGATTATATTTCTGAGCATAAAGAGAAGTTTGCTTTAATAAGTTTATGGCTTCCTGTTCTGAAGCTAAACCTGCTCTGACCACATTAGCTCTGACTTGAAGAGCTTGTAATTCAATATCTCTATATTGGACAATCTGCTTTATGTTTTTAACTTCAGTAGCGCTTAGGTCATAACCAGCCTTAGCTAATGAAATTATTTGATTGCGTACACTTTCTGCCATCCTTGGAACATATTGAAATTCCGATTTAATGAGTCCTAAAGTCTTCGATAGTTCCGCTCTGGTTCTTCCTAATTTCTCTAATATCCCTGAATATGCACCTCCTAATTGTTGTACAGGAGTTGCCACTATATTTCTGGAAGCATAAAATTGTTCTGTTTTCTTATTGAGAAGATCAAATTCCCGAATGAGTTGTTGTAACCCAACGAGAGCAGTTTTAGAACCAAAATTAAGTTTCCGTAGATTTTCTACAGCTTTTAAAAATGCCGTTTTTGATTTATCATCCCCCAATTTAAGGGCTTCAATCATCCTATCTATAGATGGAATAACTCTACCACGAAGTTCTTTATCTAACTGAGGAGATAATTTCACATTTGATAAAGTAGCTTTCACACTTTCCATTCTAGAAGCTACTTCACCAAGAGATTCTTGTATTTTAATATTTTCTTCTACACCTACTTTTCCATATTTATGATAAAGAGAAGTAGAGCTATCTATTAATTTGTTAAGATTCCCAAAAGCAACTCCAACTTCTGCATAATGGGAATGTACATCTTCAATATTTTTTATTAGAGTTTTAATACCAGGAAGAAATTTTTTACCGCTTATACCTAAATCCAGACCAGAACTTATATCTTGAGCTAGAGTTCTAAACTGTTTCCGAAAAGCACTTATATATTTATAAGTATTACTGAAGGGATCACCTTTTATTGCCCCTTCAATATTAATTGATTTCAATGAGGATTCTAAAGCCTGTGCTGCTTTTGATGCTTTATTAGAAGCTCTATCCTCAAAATCAAGCGCTAAAGTTGCTATTAATTCAGCTACCGTCATTTATCTTTTCCTTCTTTAGGTATCACAGGAACTAAGGATAACAATTGATCCAATACCTTCTTAGCCTTTTCTTCTTTTTTTGGTTTTTGCTTTTTAAGCGATTCGATACTCTGTTTATTGAAAAATCTTATTAATTTATCCCATCTTTTTGCAGCATCTTTAAAAGCCTTTTTGCTTGTAGAAGTAATTTGTAATGTTATTGCTGCTCCTATGGTAGTGGCTAAATTCGCCAAAAAATCATATTTCTTTCGTGTTTCTTGTCTTATTATAGAATCATAGAAAGCATAGACTTGCGATATTGAGTAGGTATTTAAAATATCGTGGTAGGAATGTCCGTTTGATATAAGCACCTGGAATATATCAGTTATGAATAATACTAATTGCTCTCTCTTACCTCCAGGTGCTCCTTCTCGGTAAAGAGAGCTGAAATATTTTTTAGGAAACCAAGATTAATGTAGAAAATAGTGGCCATTATAAGCATCCCTTTTTCTACAGGCCATTCTTTGATTTCCTCCTCTGTAGCTTCTGGGCAAGCAAGAGATATGAGCTTAATCATATCTTTTGCTGCTATCATATATAATTTTATGAAATCTCCTTTAAACTCCAGTTTCTCAGGGAAACCATCTTTGAAGATTTCTCTCTCTTCTATTTCTTTATAAATTCTTTCCAGTATTGGTGTCAATTCCAAGAACTGACCAAAAGTATAAGGTCTTACTTTTACATCATCTATTTCTACTTCTCTTGTTAATTGGGTTTTAATATCTTCTGAAAATTCTTTATCAACATCTTTAGACTTCTTTTTCTTAGCCATATTTTACACCTCATTACGATTTTTTAAAAAGGGGCTAAAAGCCCCTATTTTCACATCTCAATTAAAAGAAATCAATATAGCCATATGGACAGCTTACAGCAGATGAATCAAAAGTATGGCTAAAGGTTTCATCTTTGAGAACTTCGATTTCAAAAGTACCAGACATCCAATCATCAGCACCAAAACCAAGATCTCCAGAAGGCTTAATGGAACATTTAGGAATATGATATTTCCACTGTCTACCAACAGTAGTAGGAAATACCATCAGCATTGCACCTTCGGCAGTGATTGCATTTTCATCAAATACCGTAATACCTACAATATAGGTATAACTCACAGTAATACTAGAACCGCTATCTGGAGCAGTCTCATAATCCAATACAATAGCCCCTGAGCCATAATCAATGGTTCCAGTACTGCTTCCACTTGCAGGAGAAAGGGTTCCACCACCATCATCAGTCATATCAAGATCAGAGGAACTGATTGTAGCAGTCACTGTAACTGTAGTAGGAGATATTGGAATATTACCCAAAGTGAATTCGAAATGAGTCTCAGTACCATCTGGAGCAGCACCAGAATCTTCATCAGTTAGAGCCTTGGTCTGGTTAGCACCATAGAAGAACCTTCTCATGTTATCAGCATCAAATTCATCAAAAGTCATAGAGAGGCTGATTGTCTGCTCAATGATAATTGATTTATCTTTCTGTTTCTTACCTGCAGTAACCGTAAAATGATCCAGAGAATCCGTACCCAATGTCAATGACATATCCGCTGCATTACCGAGATAATAATACTTTTTATCATAAGTACCGGTTCCAGCATAGGCATTCTCAAGGATCGTCAATCCCGAGGAACCTGTTGTACCATAAAAATACAACAGAGGCATTCCAAGGGAGTAATTATTTGTATGTTTTGAAGCCATATTTATTACCTCCGTTTAGTTTGTTAAATCCGAGAGACTTTATTTAGTTTAATATATCCAATAGTTTAACATCATAATTTTTGTTATGATTTTTTTCTCCTTCTTGTTGTTTTCTTTTTAACTTTTTTAACTGCTTTCTTTCTGCTAGTACGTTTCTTATTAGTAACTTTAACTTTCGTTTTCACTTCTTTAGCAGCTTGTAATGCTCTTTGTTCTTCTTTTATTCTTTCTTCTACTTTCTTTAAAGCCCTTTTTAATCTTTTCTTGTCTTTTTTAATAGCTTCTGCATTAATAAGCACTCTTGCATCATCCTCAGCCTGCCAATCTGCCTCACTTTTTACTCTTGCCATAGTTTATCCTTTCATAAATTCAATACATCATAAATTATACTATTAAACCACACATAATTAGTAAAAGTTTGTCTGCCTTTCTCATCTAAATAATAAGGAACAGGAGTACCACTGCCTATATAAGATATAGAATTTGGGGATAATATACCTCCCCTTTTATCAAATACAAAAGTTAATAACTCAGCAGTTTTAAATGCTTTTAATTTATCAATAGAACGTACTATGAAGTCAAATGAAGGATTATAACAGGGTGTATTTCTTAACCTATTAGGTCTGGATCTGGGCATTATAATAATTACATCATCTGGAGTTTCTGGAAAAAAGAAAAAAAATAGATTTGTACCTAAAACCAATTCTTCTCCCCAAATAGATATGAATTTAGAACCTATATTATCTTCTGAGATATTATGAATCCCCTCAAAAAATGTTCTTAAATCTTCAACAAAACCCATTTATTTAACTCTTTGGTCAAATCTTTTAAATATGATATTTCTATCCCTTTTAAGTTCTGGAATAACTTTATTGAGAATATCCTTAAAATCTCCAGATGATTGAATCATCGCCCTTTCTAACCATTTAGGGCCTACAGGCCATGATGCATAACGAGGCTTCCAATCCAATCTTTCATGCAAAAACATAGCAATATCAAATTGCTCAGGTCTTCTACCTGATTTAGAAAAATCCTCTATAATCTCACCTTTTACCCTATGAAAAGTTATAGCAAATGTGCTTCTTTTTAATTTATAGGCTTGTGCAGATTGAAAAAACCCAGAAAGATCTGCAAACTGAGTAGTAAATCTACCTAAACCATCTGCAGAGCAAGTACCTACTATTTTGCTATTATAATATAATTTAGCTGAACTTCTTAAGGTTCCTGTATCAAAAGGGGCATAACTTATAGCTTTTTCATATGTAGCTTTCATAACTTCATACATTCTATTTAATGCTATTTTCACACTTGTAGCTGCAACAGTAGATATTATTTTCTTCAATATTACATCAAAACCCGCCCTTAATTTACCTCCAGCAATCTGCCAATCTTTTGTTATAAAAGTAGGAAGAGGCTTATCTGCAAAAAGTCCTCTTCTGGAATCCATATATTTACCTTCAATTTCATATAAACCTAATCTTAGGGCAGAAGTATAGTTTATTCTTTTTAATTCTTTCTCAAATTTATCATCAAATTCCATTAATTTAGGCATTAAACTAATCCTAATTTGAGAAAATCTATATTGCCACCAAAATCAGTACCCTCATAAATATCCATAACTTTATATTCTACATTATTATATTTCACAATATATCCATAATCTATAGATATATCGGAAATTTCTGAATAAGGAATATAACAAGCAGCTTTATATATTATATTTTCTTGAGCCCTATAATCGGGTATGTAATCCCTAGTTACTTCTATACCCCTAACAAACCTGCATTTTACACCAGTTTTGATTTCAGTTTTGGTTTCTTGCCCAAAACCATCTTGAGAAAAAGAATATATATCTACAATATGTGGAGTATAGCCTTCTAACATTATGCTCTACCTAAACCTAATACTTTTTTGCCTATGTATTCATTCAGATAATAAAAAGCATCAGGACAAAAAAGATTCTTTAAAGTTACTGGATCGCTTGAGTATGACGCAAAAACATCACCTATCTTATACTGAATAACTCCAGCATGTCTTTTTATAAGATCTTGAGTAGTGGAATTAGTAGTTAAATAAGAAGCCTGCTTAGCCGTAGCAAGACGTATATTATAAGGAAGTTGAGGAATCAGATATAAAGTATCATCGCTTCCAATATCTATTGTGAAAGGCTCGGTAATAATCAAGCCATTAAAAATATCCAATTTCTCAACTTTCTTACCTATGCCCGCATTGACTCCATCAGTTATTACAAAAGCAGCGTCATTTTCATACAATTTATAATCCTCTATTGAAGACTCTGAAACAGATGAAGAGGTAAAGCTATCATATTGAATAGAGGCATGATAACGATATGAAATAGTATAATCTTCAGAATCATCTATTTCATAATTAAAAGTTATGGAAAGATCACCTGTATCATAATCAAGACTGGAAGAGGATACATAAATAGGATTATAAAAAGGATTGGAAGACGAGCCAGTATCCCTGAGAACAACTTGAGTTGAAGTTCCGTCTATCAGCAAATAAACAGTTATTTCAACACTACCCTGTCTAACAACCGTATTAAGAGTTTTAGATATAGATGTATCTCCAGCAGTAGCAGTATCTGTAATGGTTGCTTCTGTGCCCTGAAAAATAGAAGTAGGGGTTACTGTAATATAATCAAAATAGTCACGAGGAAATTCAAGAGCTTGGGCTGTTATCAACTTTTCACCATAAAAATTGATGCTATCAATCAACTGTGTAGCCAATCGCAAAGCATTCTCTTTGATATATGAATCATAAGCCAACCAGGTTGTATCTGCTACTAAAAGAGCATCGGCTTCTGAAACAGAAATATAGGATTCGGCATTTATTGTACCCTGTAAAGAATTAAGACTCATCTCCAATCCTTATTAAATTATTTCTTCTTCCTTCCACGTTTTTTCATCTTCCTGAAAGTTCTGGCTAAGTTGGCTCTTCTCTTAAGCAAAGCCGTAACTTTTATCTTTTTACCTTTTACTGTAACGGTGCTCCCAACCTTCGCCTGTATAATTTTATTAAGTACAGATGTTGGGATCGTTTGGTCTTCTTTGTAACCAAGTTGTTTCTTAAGAGCACCTTTCTTGATGTTTTTAGGAATCCATTTTTTCTTCCTAGAAGTTTTTTTCTTTTTACGTCTTTTGATTGCCATTGCTAATCTCCTTCAAGGAATATAATATATTTCCTCTCAGCACCCACACCCATGACATGCACTTTTTTACCTTCCTTTACATACTTCTCAACTTCTTCCATTTTGGTTCTATCCAGAACAAGTTTCTTTCTTTTCATAACTTTCTTAGGAGCAACCTTTTCATCAAATTCTTCCTTTGTCATAGGCTCTCCTGCTTCCATAGTTTTAGGCTCTTCTCCTGCCTTCTTCAATTCCGTAGTTTTTTTAACAGTCTTTTTAACAGACTTCTTAGATCTAGCCATGATTCCTCCTTTTTAAATAAAGGGGGCTAAAAGCCCCCAGTTTTACAGATTACGACTGCGACAGATTGCATCCATATACAAATCTCCAGTTCTGAACATAAATGCCAAACCTACAAATAATGGATGCTCTATAATCTTTAGTTTCGGGATCTACCCAGAAATCAATAACAGGATCGAGCTTATTGATTACATAGATACCTTTCTTGGATTGCATAAGAATCCAACCATCAGAATCAGTAAGCCTTCTCCATACAACAGGTCTAACAATATCCCTGAGAACATTGGTTACACCAGGATTACTAGAATCAAGAGATGTAGACTTCAAGATTTCCTCTGCAGTGAACTTCAATGCAGGCGGAACCAAAAGCACGTCAGGAACGATATCAATATCCTCATCCCTTTCATCCTTGGCATTTGTAGTGGTCATTGCTGTATAAACAGTTTTCAAATTAGCAGCATTCAGAGCAAGAGCTTGGAAATTATAATAAGTTCCACCACCTTTAGATACATGCTCATTACCAGATGCAGCAAAGAGAGGTTTTCCATCATAAATAAAATCCCCAGAAGGATCTTGGATCAACCCAGGAATAGAATTATTGAAGATGGAATGACCTGCCGTAAAAGCACCATAATTGAATACCTTAGCAAAAGTTTTATCTCTGGTTCTTTCATATGCATCTCTCCAGCTTGCCACTGTCTTTCTGAAGAGACCTTCAACCTGAGTATCAGAATAAAGTTCCAGAGAAAATGAAATCTGCCTACCGAAAGTCTTAGGAGCACCAAGGACGCTGTATCCTTCCATAGGAGAATCGAATTCCAGCTTATCGCCCTCTTTCTTTTCCTTAAGATCTCCCAATCCCAAAGCAGAAGTTGTCATGGTATAGGAAGCATCTTCAGGAAAATCTGTATCCTCGGCAAACAGCTCCGTCCAAGTGTCATAATTGGTCGTAGCTGCTTCCCAAAACCATCTATATGCATTAACCTTAAGTTTTTCTGTAAAATCAGTTCTAGTTACACCCATATCTTATACCTCCAAATAATTAGCTCATAATCATTATATTACCCGCACAATAAGATCACTACCATCAATTTCAACCACTTCAAATACCACATTGGTAGTTTCATCAGTATCTACATACTGAACATTGGATGTGACCTTCACACCAAATCTAGATCCTATTGCAGGAGAACCACTTCCAGTCTTAGGCATTCTGTAAGTCTTGCCAAGAACGCTTTCTACAAGGATGGGATCATCCTGAGAAATAGTTCCGGCAGGTCTAACTGCCCAACCAAAAATAGTCACGTTACCGTCAGCAAGAGCAGCCTTACCACTGGAAATAGTTATAAAAGCCCCGCCACTATCACTAAGCACAAGACCATTAGCAGCAGGAACTTCAATTACAGCTTCGTTTGTTCCAACCTGTACATATTTACTCATAGTTTATCCTCCAGCTTGTTGTTTCTTCATTTCAATTACTTCTTTCTTTATTTTCTGAATTTCAAGCCACTGCTTTATATCCATCCCAGCAATCCTGGCAGAAGCATAATCTGCAGGAGTAGCCTTAGAGACATCTATCTCATCGTCATCCCCACTTCTCTTAGGGGGTTTACGCTTATAATCACCATCCTTATTAGGAGGTAATTGAACAGCAACAAGATTAGAATTCGCTGGGTCTCTCAAAAACTCTGCTACAAATTCTTCCACAGTGACTTCCTTACCTTTTTTATTGATGGCATAATATTCACCATCTTCATTTCTCTTAAAGAAATGTTTAGTCATCAAGACTATCTGCTCAGGAGAATATGCCTTTTCTTCAATGGCTATCTTCCTGATCCTACCTTCAAGAACCTGCTCATATAAAGTACTGAGCAACTGTTCTTTTTCCTGAAGTTTCTGTTCAAAAGTTTGCTTGGTAGTATTGAGTTCTTCTTCTAACTCTTCAAGTTTAGCTTTATAATCTTCCTCAACAGATTTAAGCTGAATCTTCAGTCTCTCGGATTCTGATTTGTCTTTAAGTTCCGCTTCCTGTTGTTTCTTCTTTATTTCTTCCCTAAACTTTCTGAGTTCTTCCAATTCCTCCCGCATCTTCTCAACTTTATCTTTAGGAGGAGCTGTTTTCACTACTTCTTCATATTTTGACAATTTCTCTTCCAGTTCTTTTAAACGCTTCTTCGTCCTATCTCTATCTCTTATAATACTATCAACATAGGACTTAGAGAGTTTAACATCGTCTTTATTCTTATCTTTATCTTTATCATCATTCTTATTATCATCTAAGTTTTGATCTTTGTTCATATCTTTATCTTTCTCAGGTGGCATATCTTTTACCTCCATTTATAGTTATTCTTGTTTATTCATAGGTCTACCTTCTCCAGTATCCTTCTTTATATCTGGAGAACCTTCTTCTTTTTCATCATAAGTTCTATCAGAAGGAGATTTATATTCTGATGATCCAAAAACACTTTGGCCGAAAGTCATTTTTACATTCCCAGCTCTCACATTTTCAACTATTTCTGATGCTTCTTTATTCTCTATCTCATCTATCACCTCCTCTTTTACACTATCAGGTGCTGATTTTAATAATTTCAAAGCAACCTCTTTAGCTAAATATTTTGTCAATTTATCTGAAATACTCTTGGAAATCACATCAAAAGTATACTTCAGATAATCTACAAAATTTAAAACATCGAAAGATTTAGGATAAACTACTTGATATATAGATTCATCATTTACAGGCTTACCTGTCATAATTTCATAATACATTTTCATTATTTCCATTTCAGCTTTCTCTAAATTCGAGGACTTAGAATTGAGATTAGCTTCTATGGAATAAAATTGCTGTTGTTTAGCCCTACCTGAAGAAGCAGATACATCAACAGCAGTACCTGCAAGACCTGCCATAATATAAATCTGCTTGATATGAGAAAGCACCATTTCCCATATAACTTCTATTTGTGAAGTATCAGGAGAAATAAATCTAGGGGGATGTCCAGCATTAGCAGGAAAGGTAAAAATAGCAGCAGTTCCAACTTTTACCAACGGGTCTTCACCTGTATGCTTCTTGGCCTCTGCTTGCTCTGCTAAAGAACCATCATCTGGACAGGTCAATTGCGAAAATGTTTGTCTTTCTATCATTTCATCAATATTTGAACACCAGTTAAATATAGCTCTATTTACATATGCTATATCTTTAATGGTAGAAAGACTTAATCCTTCATATGATTCCCCCATATTTTTCACTAAAACAACAGGTACAAAACCAAAAGGATTATCAATTTTACTACCTACCTGTTCTCCCGTCTCCTTTTCATATTTAACCCAATAATCTCTAGTTATTAGATTCCTAATAGTAACAATTTCCCTATCTATTGTAGGGTCTGAATCTTCATAAATATCTTCCTCTATCAATATCCAATCAAAATTGCCATGTGTGTCTACAGAAAAATCCACAACTTCTGAAGGTACATGCATTGTAAGATAAGGATAGAGGTTGTAGTTTTTAACTATATTAAGGGGAACTTTGCTGTCTTCTGAAGTAGGGAACAATGATAAATCACGAAAGTTGAATAATACATATACAAAACCACAAGCCCCAGAATAATTCGATACTTTTCTCATAAAAGTATCTATATCATCACCAGAACCTGTTACATTTTTTAGAAATGGAGCAAAGATTTCATTGGAAGGTCTTATGATTTCTTTAGAAAATATGAAGTTTGTGTAACTTTCTATTACAGCAGAACAATAATTTAAGTAATAAGCTCTTTCTTTTCTATTTTCAAAATCCTCATCTAATTCCAAACGGTGAGTAAATAAATTATCACCATCTATGTAATCGCTTCCTCCTTCATATGCCTCTAAAAAGAAAGACCACTCTTCATTGTGGTCTTTATATAAAGGATGTTCTCTATCAGTTATAGCCACACTCATCCCCCGTATGTGAGAAGCTGAAATTTTTTCTTATTTATTAATTCCATTGCACCAGCCAAAGCATCTGGGCCATCATCATTATTCACAATTCCATATAGATGTAGCTGTGTATATAATGTCAAATGATTCTTATTAAAACGAATTGTACCATCTTTTATAAGAGGTTCTAACTTAGAGATACGAGCTTTTTTAGGTAAATTATTCTGAACAGCAATGATTGGAACATAGATTCCTTCTTCTCTTAATTCCCTTTTAAAATCATTAGTAATCAATGCCTGAAAGCCATTTGATTCAATTCCTACATATCTTATTTTATCCAGGTATTTAATAGAATATCTCTTTAATTCGCTCTTCTGATATGAAGGTGGTTTCTTCTCTACATCTGCATGTAATACAAAAACATATCCAGAATCTATATGCCTCATTAATACAATAAGAGCATAGTAATCAGATTTCTTATTTTTATTAACTGTGGGATCTAAGTAAATATATATCTCACTGTCATCAATAAGGGCTTTTATGTCTTCTTCTTCATAAAAACTAAAGATACTCTCAGGAAAGAGAAGTGTTGATGGGTCAAATGGTTCGTTCTGTTTCTCTGAATAAAAGGAGGCTGTTCCTTCTCCAATGAGTTCTACCATTAAATCATAGTAAGAAGATCCTTCAGGCCACATGAGGGAAACGCCTGACAACATTACCTCTTCATGTTTCTTATAGAAGATATAGGCATTTTTCTCCCTTCTCTTATCGAATCTATTTTGATATATAGCCTTCCATTTATCCCATAAGTCTTGATTCTTAGCAAAAGATAGGACAGCTTTAAACTTCTTACCATGAAAAGCAGAGAATTCTGGAGTAGTCAAAAGTTTGTTTAATAAACTAAAAGGATGTAATATAGTACCAACAACAAATATATCTACAGGTCGGTTGGGGCCTCCTGTTTTCAATACATCCTTAGAAAACCAATCAGATATATGTTCTCTATATGTTTCAGATATAATGGCATTTCTATTTTCCAAATCATCAGCTATAACCAACCCAACACGGTGTTGTTTAAATCTCCTGCCTCTAACTTTACCCATAGACCCCAATGCACGGATCATGATTTCATTTTTTGTTATTATGAATTCATCTCTCCATTTAGTTCCTTTTCCGAATACTTCTGGATAAAAGTATTGAATCATTTCATTTGTTTCTAGCTCTCTCTTTATATCTGATAAGAAATCACTTGCTTGGGAAAATACGTCTGAAAGAATAACTATGTAATGGTAGAGATTTTTATTTCTTCTTGCAGACTCGCATATAATCCATAGAGGCCATGCAAGAGTAGTAACAGTAGATTTACCAAAACCACGAGGGGCAGCTATAGCTTCCCTCGCATTTTTACCTATATTTTCCCTGAAGTTATTAAATAAATAATAATGAAGTGGAGAAAAGGGAATTGTGAAATAATGAGGCAGGATAGTAGCAGCAAAAGCATCTATTCTTGAAGAAAATACTTCTCTTAGGATTTCTTTTTGTGATAATTTAGGTTTTCCTGATTTAAACATGTAAATCCATATAACCCAATAAGGACTGACTCTGCAATCCCATCATGTGGTTTTTTTGATCTTTTGGATTTTAATAATGATAAATCAGGAAAAAGGCAACTTACTTTTTCTATAGCATCTATTTTTTGCTTCTTTGTACCTTTCAACATAACCTTTTTCCATTCTTGCGGTCTTACTCTAATAAATGGAAGATTAAGACCTAAAAGAATACCATGAATTATTCCAGCATTATACATATACCTACCTGAAGAAGCTATACCTTGTTTGGGCATTGTTTGTGTTTTTTCTATAACTGTCATAGTTGGTAGATATGTTTTAAAAATCATAATCAATTTATGATAATCCAACTTCCTTCTATTCTTCTCTTTGATAATAGGCATAACAGAAGAATAAATTACCTTATGCTTATTTTTTGGTGTTTCAGCTATTACTGAAATACCCCCATCAAAACCAGGATCTATGCCACAAACAATAATACGTCTTTTAATCGTCATAAATAGCCTCTTCACATTCATCTAGAAATTTATTGATCTGATGTTGTAACCTTGCAGTTACACTTAAAGCCTTATAGGTAGGGTCTTTAGAAAACCAACAATATTCTACATCGCCTTCAGCATCTACAATACCCAAGACAAATATCTTCACTTCATCTTTTCTGAGTCTATTTAAAAGCCTTTTTAACATCTTATTAGCTGGAAAGACATCGGTGAAATAAATAAGGTTGGATTTTATCTTTTCCTCAGGCATTTTTTCTCCAAATTATATTGACTAAAGATTAAGAGTATGCTATATTTATAATGCGTTAAGCCAACGGCCATACACATGGTCACAGGACAAAGGCTGTCTATTTTAGACAGCCTTTATTTTTGTGTTCATACCATAGATTATATATCCTCCTGTAAGTTTTAATAAACCAACTTCCAAATTCATAACATATTATTTCTTCAGCTATATCTTTATGATTATGATAATTTATTTCATCCTGATTCTCTATCTCTTCAAAAGAAGGATTCTCCAAGGTTCTTATCCTATTAAACATTGCATGAAGCAATTCATGCGCAACTACTTCTTCATTAAAACATTCTATAGTTATATGTATTTCTCCAAGTTTAGGTCTTATTATTTTTTCGTCAGGTTTATCGTTGTAAACCATAATTATTTCCCATTCATGATTCACAACAGCGGAAGCATTTTCAGAATTCAAAGAATTCTCCCTCAAACTCTTTAAATCTTTCCAAATAAAAACATGATAATAATGTTTTCTATCTAAAGTCTTTAATTTGAAACAATCTAATAAATTAGTTTTATCCTTACGTCTTTTTACTGGCATTAAAACTCCTTTAATAATTTAATTATTTCATCTTTTTTCATAACAAATTCATAATTTTTTACAGAAGCATAGCCTTTATTCAGATATTTAATAGCAATACCTAATGGGGAAATAATTATATAATTTCCGGTATGCCTTTCATTTGGAGTCCATAATACAATAAGGGATGAAGAACACAAAAAAGATCTGAACCTGAAGAAGAAGGGTTTTTCGTTATCATTATTATATATAACAAAAGCCGTTCTTTTGTTTATTTTTTTCAACTCTCCATTTTCTATAGCTAATAACGCTTTTCTTAATTCATTTAGAAATCTTTTTAATTTAGGAAAACGCTTTATTTTACTATCAATAAACCTATTTATAATGGTTTCTCTTTGGATAGCATTTGCCCGTTTTTTATACCCTAAATATTTAATAATGGTAGAAGATACCGCCTGTCTGGATATACCATAATCCTTAGCAATGGAAGTTATGGTCTCTTTGCCCTCATACGCTTTCTTTATCCTTCTAGCATACTCATCTCCAAATCTTTTTTTTAGAAGTTCATATCCCAGTTTTTGACTCATATAACACCTTAGGTTCCTCTTGTTCTTCTTTTGGTTCAAAATATGGGCAATTATTACATTGGTTCAATACCGCAGGATCTCCATATACCTCTTTAAATCCCTTATAATCATATTCATAATCCTTAATAGCCAAACAAATATCTTTTTCCTCCCATATATTTCTTTCTATTTCTCTCTTTATGACAGAAAAATATTTACATTCTGAGCAAAAAATTAAATTCTCCAACCTTTTTGGTTTATTATTCATAATATCTCCTTGTTTTTATATAAAAGGTAATGTTTTACACTGAAAACCTGCTGCTCCTTTATGCCCTCCACCGCCGTACTTTTTAGCTATTTTTGAAACATCAACATCAGATTTGTCTGAATAGAGAGACACAGTCCATCCTCTTTCTGGGTCTAACATACAGAAAGTCAACATTGCATCATATTTTGTTGTATCCCAGATAGAATCAAATAATTGCGAATTTGTAAGCCCTTTATTGCAGCAAATAAATTTCAATCCTTCCCATTCCAACTCAAAACCCCTTGATTTTATATATCTTTCGTTCATCACTTCTTCATATCTCAGTACTGTTTCGCCTCTTTCTACAATCTTTTCAATTATAGAATGATCGAATAGTGATTCCCATAAAGGGATATTATATGGATTTGTATTCTCCAATCTGAGACCATATTGAAAAGGAAGGGTATAAGGATTTCCAAACCACCAAACATCATATTCTGCTAATAACTTAATAAAATAAGGAACTGGTTCTGTAGGAAAGAAGTATTCCCAGCATAGTTGACATGCGCCTATACCATCCCTTATTAATCCATCAATAGTAATCGTGGATTTTGAATATTCATCAATAGCTGATTTATGATGATCTATCCATATAAATTTTTTACATCTACTGGCTAACTTTTCCATTTCTGAAAATGGCTGAAGAGAAAAATCAACCATAATAATAGTATTATGTTTTTCAACAATATCCCAAGGGAATTCATCTCCGTAATCTATTCCATATAAATCACAATTAGGATGTGCTCTTTTAACAACATATCCAGAACATTTTCCATCTAAATCACTACTATGGTAAAAAGTTAACATTATTTAAACCTCCATTTCTTATGTTTTTTAGGTTCAAAATATTGACAATTATTATCTTTATTTATTTCTTTTGGGTCTCCATATTCTTCCCAATATGTCCTATGATTATGCCTTAATTTTATAACTGCTTCACATATTTCAGTTTCATAAACAAGTGCTGAACCAACAAAATCCTGTTTAACACGGAAATGCATACATTCCTCGCAAAAAATAAGGTCTTTTAGCTCTTCTGGTTTATTTTCATAATTTTTCATAATTTTACCTTTCCTCTTTAAGCTAAACATTTTTTAAACTCCTTAAAATAAATACCATGAATTGGTAGATCTCTAGGCTTATTTTCACATCTTATAATAATATCTTTTGTAATTAGATCTTTGCTGAATTCAAAGCTATCATTATTTTCAAGAATAGCATCTATTATTAGCTTTATATCGGGATTTATAGCTTTTTCTAATGTTTCACACGTTATTTTAAATATCCCCATTGTTAAATACCTCCTTTTTTAATACTTCAAAATGCTCAAAGAACATATTACCATGCAGATATTCAGCTCCTATTTTAGCATCCTCACATATTGCCATAAGCTCTGAAGAAGGTAATTTCTCGCTTAATAAATGCAATAGAATAACAATATATTCCTCTTTTGCTTTGCTTTCTGGTATGTATGCATCTATAATTGCAAGATTATTGAAATATCTGCATTTATCTTGTATATCTTTAAATATATCAGACACTTACTTTCACCTCTTTTTTGCTTAGATGTTTAACAAGCATATCCCCTATCTGATCTTTAACATCTTCAGGCAATAATTCCTCACCATCAATCACAGTTTCTGAAGCAGATAACACTGTCTGGGCATCCATTTTCCAGAGCTTCATTCTTAATTCCAACAAATTGCAGATAACCTTCATAACATCCCCAACAACATGGGGCTTTTTATATTTATGAAGCTCAATTATTTCCTTCCCTATTTTTATTTGCTTCAATATCTCCTCATCTATTTCTATCCTTCTTAAATTCTTTGTTTCCTCGTCTATCCCCCCTATTTCGATATTCTTCAAAAACTGAACATCTTTATATACAGTAGCGGTGCTTATATTCAGTTTCTCTGCAATCTCCGCTACCTTCAATCCCTTATCCAATAGCATCTTCACCTTGCCCAAACGCACTACTTGGGGCATCGAGACTTTTTGCTTTTTTTCATTATCATCATATATCTCTACATCATATGCCATAATTTTTCCTCATATATTATATATTTATACTCACGATACTATATATTAATATTTTTGTCAACTCATTTTTATTATAGAATTGACCTCTTATAAACCACGCATTATAATATCATCAAAATATATTCCCAGAGGTATTATTATATGCCAACAAGCACCGAAGATCCTTATACAATAGAATTAAGCGCTGATGAGGCACTTCTGATGCACGATGTTATAGAAGGAACTATAACTGCAATAGATAGGGATGCTAAAACTGTAGATGTAACCCTCGATGAGCCTTATTATCCACGAAACCAAAATATTCATTATGGAAAGCTGGAAAAATATGATACTTATGAACATTATGAATCAGATCCTATAACTGAAATTTCCGGCGCAAAAATCATATATAACTGCCAATCTTCAAATTTAGATCCTACTTCCGCTTTCAATGTTAATGATAAGGTACTAATATATGCTGTAAATGATGAATATTATTGCGTGGGATTTCCTGATGAAATAAGAAGATGCGGGCAGATACTATATATACAGTTGGATACAAAATGCCTTATCTGGGATATAGAAGGGGAGCAGCCTGTATCAATAGATGGAGTAACATGGCCTGCAGACATAAATAATCAAGCTGTAAAGGATTATATAAACAATCTCCAACCAGCTCCTGTAGCCGGAATGATAGAATATACACAATATGCCCCTCCTTGGGATTATGCCACACATAAGGTATATCTTTTCGCTCATGAAGCCTCTGGAGGGGAACCTTGGTATATAAAACCTGATACCCCTGAATGCTGGAGCCCTGAAATAGATGGGTTCAGCTTTAGAATAAACTGCAACGAAACATGGAGCGAATCGACCTGCTATGATCCAGGCGTTCCATGCCACCATTCTATGACTTCCACAGATTATTTAGCTAGAGAGGTTATACAATACAATTTCTTCAATAAGCACGAGATGCTGATAGATCTTGCCTATTATATGATGCATTGGAGCAGCACTTATGATGCCGAGGAATATCCCTGCCATACCTGCCAATCCACGGGGAGGGTATCGCTATTTAAAAGAACAGGAGCTGGAGATACCTCTCCTGAAGAGTATTCCTCATGGCCTGATGCCGAGGTATCTGCATGTTGCGTGAATATGGTATATGAATCGGATCAATGCACTTCCCAACCCTGCGAAGACCCTTCCATTTTATATTGCTATGATTCTGAAAAGATACGCTCTATATCCAAATCAGTTGTCAGACCTCTGGATAAGGATTCCAACTTCTTTGGTATCTTCTATGAGCCTCCGCAATATTCCTTAACCCACAGCGGATATTGCTCGAATCTTTATTGCTTCATAATAATAGTAGGAAGATTTATAACCGGAGATGTTTATGGAGGCATGGGAAATTATATGCATCAATATGGCTATAATGAGTGTATTTATAACGAGGACAATTTCGTCAATAGGGTTCTGGTATTAAAAACAGATGCTCCTGAAGAAGGAGATATAACAGATATTGATCCTTATAATTATCAAGAATATTCAACTCTGGTTCCATATATAGAAGATCTGATAGACGCAGTAAGGGAAGGGTTATCCCCAACAGATATAACATATCCTCAGCAACTAGCAATAACAATATATACATAACAGAACATTATGTATAAAGTGTTTTATAAATCATAATATTTATTATGAAAATTTACCTTAATATCATCTCATAATTTTTCTGAAGAAGAGAAATAAATCCCCCCCCCTAATTATTATAGAGAATATAATAATAATTATTATCATACCAGACAAACTAATTGATAAAAAATTATCATAACTAATATTAAAAAATTATCATAATTTTTATTATGATTTTTATGTATAC